CCGTTATAATACAAATGTACAACATTATTTTTAATTTGTCAAGTTTTTTTTATCAAATTTTATAGAAATTTCTGTCATGAAACTCATAATCATAACAATTACCGCTATTGGATTTAAACCAATACCAAATAAAAAGATAGCCAATGTCATTTTAGGTGCATACCAAGCACCCAATAACGTAAACAAAGCTAATATAATAATGTAAAATATTTCAACCATTATTTATTTTTTAGTAGTTAGTACTGGATTCGAACCTTTATGCACTATAGTTGATGTTAGTTGGCACCTTATTAGAGGGATACTGCTTAATATTTTCATCAACTTTATTGGAATGTGTTAAGCAACGGATATTTACCCAACTTGTGTGCCTTAACCTTCTTCCCATTCCATGCTCACCGCATGAGTTTAGCGTCTAACCAATTTCGCCACCTAGTTATGTATCGGTTTCGAGGGTAGTGGCAGTACTACCCTCTCTGCCGATTGTGATTACTAGTCTTTCCCAGTGTCAGTCTTAGCCACCATGCTCTAATCAAGAGCTGAGAAGCATATAAGCCACCAACGTCTAATTATGTCTGAGGAATCGGGGGAGACGTTGATAGCCGATGGTGTACTATTTTATTATCCGACAAGATAAACCCTCACTCAGCTTTACCCCCTATCCTAATTTTTTATTTGTAAGTAACGAGGACTTGAACCTCTCTTCCAGATTTGCTGGCGTGCTTCCTTTTACACTAGTTACCTCCGTAATCTTCTACAAATGTATTAATAAGTTTTTACATTTGCAAATTTTTACTTATGTTTTGTTACAAAATCTTCAAGCGCAGCTATTTCAGCTTCTAATTTTTTGCGTTCTTTAGATTTCTCATCTTCTGGTAGTGGACTATCAGTTTTGATTGTTTTAAAAAATGATTGTCCTTCGTCATTAAGGTTACCAGTAAACTTAACATTAACAATACCAGCCTTTGTAGGTCTTGCCATCAACTTTTTGTTTTTAGCACCCATTTCAACACGTGCCATAAACTTGTTTGATGCATCGATTGCTAACCCCATCAAATCTTTTGTACCTAACTTAGTACCTCTACGTTTTCCGTAGTTTTCAATAAGGGTGTTTCTTAATTTTGTTGCTGGACATGTATCTGGATTTTCAGCATTTTCTTTTCCAGTTACGATGTTAATAAACTTAACAATTCTTGATTTGTTAAAAAACTTGTGCATTTGGTACAAAAACAACATGTGTGGTACTTGTACATATTTACACTCATCTGTTAATTTTTTAACTTCTTTTGCGGATGATAACAACTCTGTATGGTTCTTCTCAACAAAGTTAACTAACTCGCTTGCTGTGATGATTCTACCATAAGCAGTGATGTTATTAAAACGATTTGTTTGGTGTAACATGATATAACATGATGCAGATGCTATTAATTTAGCATAATCAATTGTTTTACCTTTTGAGTTAACATCCAAAGCTAATTTACTGATTTGTAGCGCATCAGCGTGACTACGACCTTTTCCAGTGTCAATTACGTAACGACATTTAGGTTCTAAACCAGTGATAACGAGCATTTCAACTGGCACATTAGCCTTAACGATTGCTCTTAAACGGTGTTGTCCGTCTGATACGATATCATTTGTATCGATACCAATTCCTTGATTTGTGACAACAAAATCACCATTAACCATGGATTGTGCTAAACGTGCTACTCTGCTCTCGTCTACACGTCTGTTATCAACGTTTTTCGCTAATAACTCTTTCGCTCTATCAACTGTGATAGTCTCAATTCTAGCTTCAACCCTTGAAGCTGTTTTTACGTTTTTCTTCATTTTATTTTTATTTTGGGTTAATATTGCAAAGGTAGTAATTAAAAATTAAATAAACAAAATTTATTTAACTTTTTTTGTTGCGTATGGTGATAAAACATCATCACACTTTGTAACAAACTCTTTCATTAGGTCTTCTAACTTCTTGCAGTCTGCTGGTAGGATTACATCTTCAAATCCTCTATTGTTAATTCTCTGTAAAAGGTTTTTTACTGTTAGACCAGTAATCATCAAACTTTCGTTTGGTGTTAAATGACCTCTTAACGTAGCTTGTTTTAAAATTTTAGCTTTGTTTGGTCTTTTGCGAGTTGATGTTGTTAACTCATTTGGGTTTACTTTAACTTCTGACATAACTAATTGTTTTAAGATTATGATACAAATGTAAGAACTATTTTTTAAAGTTCCAAATTTTTTAGTAACTTTTTTTAAAAATTTTCATGTTTTTATATTTTAATCAAAAAAATCAATAATTCCTTCAATAATTTCATCTAACAAATCTCCAAATATTGCTCTAAATTTAGGTGAGACAATCAATAACAGTATAATAACTGATATGATAACTAATAATACTATTAACCAAGTGCTCATAACTAAAACCAATTAGGTGTTTCTCGGTTCTTCCAATTAGCAAAACCTTTTTTTTCTTGTCTGTAATACTCACGATATGACTCAACAGCATTACCTATCTTGCATTCGATTGGCATAGCCAGAGCAAATGGTGTTACATCACCTTTCTCTATGATATTTGGTTTATGTATCAAACACCATTCTATAATATCTTGTGACTTATGACGTTTACCATAACGATATGTGTATTCAGCACATAATTCTAATCCTAAATCACATAACCAAATGTAATTCTCGTAACATTCACGTGCCCATATTGCGCATGGATGATTTTTATGTGATAACTTATATGGTATATCGTATTGACCACCTTCGGTCATCCAATGCACTCCACATAATAACTGTGCGTATTCCACACACATTTTAGTGCTATGTTTGTCCACATGATACGTAGCACATATTCTTGGGTCTAGGTCTAAGACAAATATATTCATAAATTTTATTTTTTTGTTATTACAAAGGTAAGTATTTAATTTCAATTAAACAAATTAATGTTTATATTTTTTCAATATTGATAATGATTTTTCGTTAACCCTCACAACACCAGTTTCAATTAACTCAAATATTTTAGTTTTCTCAATATATGGTGCTTCTTTTTCAGTAATAACTTTATACTTATCACCATATAATTCTAAACCTTTATTAATCTTTAAATCATTATCTTTATATCCCAATAAAGTACTTGGTTTAATTTCATAGATGACATCACCATCAGTATAATCTGGATAATAAACTTTTTGTTTACCATCTTTCTCATAGATAATCTTATATTTGTTCTTTTCACAACTAATAAAAGTTACTCCTTTATTTAAGAATAAGAAAGATAATTCTAATGAACTCCTAAAATACAATCCATTATACCAACCACAAAAATGACTAATATTGTTTGATTTAGACAAGTATTTTTCTCTATCTAAATTTAAAGAATGATACTTATTAAGACTATCACCAATTTTAGTTTTAGTTTCATCCGAATGTTTTAAAGTACCATTTTTTCTTTTTGAATCAATGATTTTATTCTGCCATTCTTCTCCCCTATCAACTATTTTACCTTTGTTACCAATACTTATTTTGGATTTAACTATATCTAGCTTTGATGGATTATCAACACCATATTTATCTAACATAGTTTCTTTCCTATTTCCCTCTTTCTTTATTTGGTCTGTATTATGTATCCTTTTAGCTATTGTTTCTTCTGATTGAGTTTTACCTTTCCAATAATCACGTTTGATAGTTTTATTATTATTCCTACATTTCACTGAACAATTTTCTAAATAACCAACACCAACATTTCTGTAAGTAGTTTCACTACCACAAATCACACATTGACCTTCACCTTCTTTTTTAAGATAGGTATCATAGTATTCTTTACCGTTAAGATGATGTTTAGCATTAACATGAGTGGTTAACCCTTTTAAATTATTAAATGTTTCTTTACAAATTTCACAAGTTTCCATATTTTTTTATTTATAAATATATAGAACTTTATAAAAGTTTCAAGTATCATCTTAACAACGTGCTTGTCATTGTGATAAACAGCACATGTTTTTGGGTCTGTATCTAAAACAAATATATTCATAGGACAAATGTAGTTATAATAATTTACTTACGCAAGTTTTTTTCTCTAAAATTTCTAATAACTTGTAAATTATTTCCAGTAAACCACAAAAATAATCCTCCACCAACAACCCAACCTAATTCATATATGATTATTACAACACCAGATAATTGCAATACCATTTCAATTATCAAAAGAGCAAAATCATATTTCTTTTGTAGCTTCTTTGATTCATCTTCTGATTTACGCACAAGTTCTTCAAACTTATCATTTATGTCTTCCATATTATTCAGTTATTTCTAATGCAACTTCGATGGCTTCTAAAAGACTATTATAATCTTCATCCCTATGTTTACTATTCTTACAATAAACATAACTACCTTGTGATTGTGTGCTTTTATCAAACACTTCTATTGAGTAACCACTTACTCTACCTTTAGATATTTCGATGTTATCTACTTTTGAGATAAGTTCTTTTAAATCCCTACTCAATACTTTGTTGTTAAATTCAAATTCTACTTCCATAAGATAAAATTAATCAATTAAACATTCAAATTCAAAATCAATAGGTTCTTCTGTGATAAGGTATCCAATTCTATTCACAAGATGCATACCACTTACATAGTACATACTAGGTGATGTAAACCCATCTTCATCTTCTTCACAACCCTCATCGTTTTCGATGATAGTGATAACTCTGTTTTGGTTTGCCATTTCAATAACAAATGACATTTCTTCACCATAGGTTTCAAACATTTTACCACCAAATGCTGCGTTGTCATCAATGTGATTATCTAAAAGTTCAAAATAATCATCAAATTGTTCTTCTGTTAATTTTCTAAATGCAATTTCCATAACCGTTATTTTTATTTATAATACAAATGTAGTAAATATTTTTCATATAAACAAAAAAAAGAGGAAAATTATTCCTCTTTTTTAAATATTTTTTCATATGGTATCTTAATTATCACAACTAAATGTAAAATCATTGATGCAAAAACTAAAAATGGCATTGGTGATTGGAATAATGTGTGATGTAACCATATTAATACTAGGTTCAGCACCACCAAACCTAGTATTTTTAAAGATGTATTTCTCATTAGTTGTTAAATAATACTGGTGTTTTACCATCAGTGATAATAACTTTGTTATTGCTATAACGGATAGCATTAATCCATTTTTCTTGCAACACTTCTTTTGTCAAACCTTGTGATTTAATTCTATCAGCTTCAGCATCAATTTTAGCTTGTTCCAATTTCATCTTAGACACTTCTAATTCGTTTTTAACACGATTAGCCTCTTGTATTGCATTGTTTCTAGCTTCGATTGCTTTCTCCATTGACTCTGGCGGTGTTAACCCAGATGTTACTTCTTTCAATTCAAAAAACTTGTTAGCAAATTCTTCACGTAATCTTTCTTGTACTTTACTTTCAAAGGCATTCAAGTTGTTCATAAGCGAGTCTGTACTATAATTCCTTGCTTCTTCACGATATGCATTAACAACTATTCTATTCAATATGCCCTTTTCGATATTGTCCATCATAACTTCTGGTTCAGCAACCCCAAAGTGTTTATAGTTAAATACGACTTCAACACCTTTACCTCTGATTGGTTGATATTGGTATACTGGGTCAACATAAAACTTACCAGCATCTTTTGCGTTGATTTTAACACCATCGCAGTCACCACTTGTTTCAAACATAGGTACTTGGTATAACTGTACACCAGCCCACATTGTGTTTTGTTTACCAGTAACGACTTTAAAGTCTGACTTACCATTACGTCCATAGTTTTCCATAAGGACACCTTCATAGTTAGGTTCTACTCGTGAGCATGATGCCAACACTAAAATTGATATGCTCAACATTAAAAAATAACTTAATTTTCTCATTTTTCTTTTTTTTGTTTTTATTTAGTTTAATTTGCCCACTCTAACAAGGTTTTCGGTAACCCCTATTATTATTAATAATATCTTCTAGCATGTTCACTACCACGATACTTGGTATCTGGTGTACCTACGATATATTTTTTCTTTTCTCCCCAAACTTCAGTTTGCCCATCCTTACACCAATCAGCAAAACCAGTTTCTTGCCAATACAAGTATGTAAAACCTTTGTAGTTACCAGTTCTGTGTAATACCTCACCTAATGCGACACATAGAGCAGACTTAAACATATCATCAGCATATTCATCTGTTCTAGCAAGTTGCGTGTTAACATATTCTTTAAACTTTTCAACTTCAAATGTTTTTTTTGTTCTTGACATGACTATTGGTTTTTAATTATAATACAAATGTAATGATTAAAATTGACATATGCAAATTATTTTTTATTTTTATATAAAATAATATCAACAATCATTATAATTAATGACGTTAAAAATATTGGTAAAGTAAATTCCCAAGATTTTGATTTGGTAATAAAAATTGATACAAATGTAATACCACCAGTAAAGGCTAATATTTGCAATAAAAAAATAGTTGTAGTTCTCATAGTTGATTAGTTTAACCAAAAAGTACCTAAATCAGATAATGCTGTTCTTTTTTCGCTAATCTTAGATTCGTGACACAACAAAGCATTTTCAAGTGTTCTAATGTTTTTGTTGATATAAACAAGTTGTTTATCAATAAAAGAGATTTCATCAACATTCTCATCAAATTCAAATGTTTCTTCTAAACACTCATTTCTAACTTCAATCAACTCTGTTCTAACTTCTTTCAAGTTAATAATAGTAGACAAAGTTTGTGCATGTGACATTGTTGTAAAAATTACATCTAAATCAAATAATGTTGTGTTTAACTTTTTCATAATTTATATTTTTAATTATTTATAAAACAAAGGTACGGATTTTTTTTGATATTTCCAAATATTTTTAAAATTATTTTTCAATTATTTTTGGTTCAATATCATACATAGGATAATCAACATTGTTTATTGATGTAAAGTATTCAAACTGAGCATCATTTAAAACAATATCAACTTTGTACCCCAACATTTTCTTCAAAACAAGTATATCAAATAACTCACAGTGTATGTCTTCCAAGTCTTGACCAGTGTATATTTCTTGGTCTTTCTTTAATTGGATTTCTCTCAATGTCAATGCATGTAAGATGATATCTTTTTGACCTTTTGGTAATTCTTGTACTATCGTTTTCATTTTATCTGTTTTTAATTATAATACAAATGTAAGTAATTTCCTGGACTTATGCAAATAATTTTGCAAATATTTTTAATTATTTTGCGTTTGGCATGTCATGTGTAACACCTAACCAATCTCTATCTATGTGGTTTCCAGCTATATTATATGATATTAAAAACAATACGGCCATTCCTATAAAAAAGATTACATATCTCATAGTTACATCTTCAGCAACCCAATTTATTATTCTAACAATCGATGGTCCAAACAATACCATAATTGCAATAACAACAATACAAGCTACATTCACACAAGATAAAAATATCAAACCATCACATTCAACAAAAAACCCAACTATAGCACTTATTATCCAATTGTGATGACAATCATATAACCAATACGCACTTAATATAGGTATTGTAATACTAATTGGGTTAAATCTACCATTAAAATGTATCATCAACATAATCAAGATGATAAAACTAGCAATAGCACTAAAAAACCCACCAATAAATAAAGTAGCAAAAATACTACCAATGTGCATAATAGCGTATGTACCAAAATCATACTCAAAAAACTCAAACTTTTTACCACTAGAGTCTTTTCCGACAAATACATTTTTAGGTAATAAATCAAATCCCATTTTTTCTAATTTTTAATTGTTAATACAAAGGTATAAAATTTCCAGGTTTTTTCCAAATTATTTTGTCAACTTATCAAACAAAGTATGGTAGTTACACTCAACTATGTTTCCGTTTACATCACAATCATGTGGTTGTACAAAGTCCAAGACTTCTTTTCTTGCCGCCTTTACGTGGTCTTTGATACACTTTTCCAAATAACCCTCAATCAATATTGCTAATGGGTTGTTTTCGTCTCTTAACGATGATAAAATATCATTCGTCATTTCTTTTGGTGTTTTAGTCATAACTATTAGTTTTTAATTATAATACAAATGTAGATAATTTCCTGGACTTATGCAAATATTTTTGCAATTATTTTTTTCTTTTTAGTATTTCCTCCAATTGTCTTTCAGCAATTGTGATAACTGATACTATTTTTCTACAATCCTCATCAGACAATAACCCAGCATCACCTAACATATCTTTAATACCTCTAGTAGATAAGTTAACGTAAATGTTTTTTAAATCGTTAACTTTTAACATAGCACGTTGTACTGGTGTTGCGTTACCACCTTGTCTTTCGATATCCTTTGTGATTTTTTCTTTACCGTATCTACGTGGCAATTCTTTACCCGTTTTTTCCTTTTTAACAGCTTTTTTCTTCGGTGTGGTATCAACAGTTGGTTCTTCTGTTTTACCTTCTTCCTCGTCAAATTCTGGGTCTTCTTCGACCTCTATTTCCAATTCTCTAATAGTGTTTATTGCAACACCTCTATTGTTAGCCAATCTAAGATACTTATCAATAAGTTCAGATTTGGTTAGTATTATTTTTTCAAAAATGGTGATTAGTAATTCTTGTGTTCTTTCACTCAATTTACCTTCATCAGATAACCTATATAATATGTTAAAAGGTAATTTAATCTCATCAGTAAAGATTTCTTTTAAGTCAGCATCTATTTCAATAAGTGCTAATGTAACTGTTGAGTTATACGTTACTTCCTTGATTTTTCCTACTTGAGTTGCCATAATAATTAATTTAATATGACAAAGGTAAAAAAAAGTTTTTTAATTTGCAAATAAAAAAGTGAAAAAAATATTTTTTTATTTGATTTTTTATTTATACATTTGTGGAATATTACATAAAACAAAAACCCAGCTGCTTGGCTGGGCTTATGTTTATTTCTTTGCGGTTGCTAATGCTTTAATAACCGATGCTCTTTCTGTGTCACTAAATTGATACAGACCACCTTCGTCATTCTTTTCCCTACGCAGTTTCTTTCCAAAAAGAGATTCTGCTGTTTTGTTACCTACCGAACCTAAACCAGCCAGTTGCATAATATCTGCTTGGCTTGGTGCTCCAAGGCCTTCAAAACCAGAGCTAATTTGGGCGTATTCAGCCTCAACTTTCGACTTTTTATCTTTTTTTGATTCTGGCTCTTTTTCAGAGGCTTCGTTTGTTACCTCTAAAAATTCTCTTAACATTTTTTTTATATACGGTTTGTCCATTTTAAATTCGTTTATAATAAATATCCGTAAATTAATTAAAATACAAGTTAATGAGCTAGAATAATTAATAACATGTACACTAATGTGTACACATCACTTATCATTATATATAAGAGCTCTTATTAAGTCATCAGCTTCTTCCCTAACATTTATCACATCAATCAAACCATTCATTTTCTCTGGTGACATTTGAACTGTCTTACCAGTCAATTTATAAATCTTTTCTTGAATGCTAACAACCAAGTTGTTTATTTCAATTGATTTGGTGTCAGCCCATATATCAAATATTTCTCGTTGTTCTTCTTCAGTTAGTGAAAAAATGGTATCTAATTGAATGAAAACTTCTTTCAATGACACATCTTCATCCTTATGCTTATCTCTCAACTTATACGATACATAAGTTGAGAGGGTCATAGCATAGGTTTCATCTAAATATTTTAAAACAATTTCTTTCATTACAACTCGCTATAAGCTGTTTGTATGTTTTTATTTTTACTTAATTTAACAAGTGACTTCATTTTAACTTGTCTAACCATTTCACGGCTCATTCCAACAATATCACTTACTTCTTGTAATGTTCTTGGTTCTTTACCATCTAAACCAAATAGCAATATTATAATTTCTTTATCTCTCGCCTTTAATGATTCTAAACCTTTAAATAATGTTGTTTTATGGTCTGAATCAGTAACCAAGTGGTCACTACTTTTAAACGTATTATCAGCTAATAAATCGATAAGGGTTGAACCATCACCATCTTCACCACCTAATTGTCTATCCAATGAATCCATTTTATAAGTAGTTAATACTTCCAATGCTTCATACTCATCAGTGTTTAAATCAGTTGATAGTTCATGAATTTCAATTTTACGACCTTTCTCTTGTTCTTTCTCTGCAATTAACTTATCTAACTTAGACAAACTAGTTATTTTATTCAACGGTAATCTAACCATACGGTTATATTTGTTGATATGTTCGATGATTATTTTTCTAATCCACCAAACGGCATAAGATATAAACTTAACCTTTTCATCTGGGTTAAATCTTTCAGCTGCCATTATTAATCCCATGTTACCTTCGTTAACCAAATCTTCCAATGGAGATTGTGGTGTAACATACTGTTTAGCAACACTAATCACAAACTTTAGGTTTCTAATAACCAACTCTTCTTTTGCTTTTTTATCACCATTGAATGCTTTTAACGCACATGCTGCCTCTTCTTCGACAGTAAATGGTTTGATTTTAGATACTTCTTTTAAATACTTTTTAAAAGAATCATTTTCTCTACTTGTAATTAAATTGCTAATTGTTAAACTCTTCATACTTCCTTACTTTTTTAATTGTTAATTATAAATTGCGCTCGATTTCTCTTTTTAAATCTTTCTCTTTGATAGTTTGTCTTTTGTCATAAAGATTTTTACCTTTGGCTAGTCCGATTTCTATTTTTATAAATCCAGTGTCTGTTAATATAACCTCTAATGGCACAATAGTCAAGCCTTTTTGTGAACTTTTTTCATCTAATTTGATGATTTCTTTTTTGTTTAGTAATAATTTTCTGTCCCTAATTGGTTGGTGGTTGTTGTGTTTACCACCCTCTTTGTGTTCGGTGATGTGCATACCTTTTATAAACACTTCATTGTTAGCGATAAAACAATATGCTTCACTTATTGAAACTTTTCCGTTTCTAATAGACTTAACTTCTGAACCTTGTAATTTGATTCCAGCAGTATACTTTTCAAGTATTTGATACTCGAAGTACGCTTTTTTATTCTTTATTAAGTGCTTCATTTATATCATCTTTTAATTTGTTAGTATCAATTGCTCTAAGTTTGGCTGCTACTTCATATTCTTGTAAGTAGATAGCCATTTGTTTTAAATAGAACATTAAATCATTGTTCTTAGATAGTTCTCTCATTAAAACTTCTAATGCTTCTTTTTTATTCATCTGATTTCTTTTTAGGCCACATACCTTCACATGGTGCATCACACCACCTAAGAGTTCTGGCAACAATTACGTTGGTTGTATAAATATCGCAACCATCCTCCATCATTGAAGCAAATTCTTTGATTGTGTATTTATCCATCTTATCTTTCACAGCAACTTTTACAGCACCGCCACATTTAGAGCAAGTCGCTACTTGAACTTTTACCATTCTTAAATCTTCGTTTTCAACCATGCATCAAATGTAAAAAAAAGATTTGGTTTTTCCAAATCTTTTTAAACATTTTTTGCGGTTGCTATATCATTATCTAAAACTAAATACTCCCCACTAGTACCTAAACAATCGATTAATATTAAGTTAGGAAGTTGTTCCATTAATCCTAATTTAACAACAGTGGTATGTCCAACAATGTAAACAATATCTGGAATAGCATCACTTAACAATGCTTGTGGTCTAACCCATATTGGTGTTTGAGTAATGTCATTACCAGTTTGGCTGTAATTATCACCCATCGTAAAATCGAATACCATTGGTCTAGTCTTAAACATTTCATTGATGCTATTCTCCATATCGTTTAAATCGATTTTGTTTGTTTCAGCCCAAGTCTTTGTTACCCCAGCGTGTGTGAAAACATATATGTCATTCTTGTAACACATTTGCATCAAACCATCATTAAGTGCTTCTAAAAGTATTTCTCGTATCCTAGGGGCAGCACCGTATTGGTAACCAGAATATGTTGAATGAGCATAACCAGTATAATGGAAATCGTGATTACCAATAAGCAACACAACCTTATCCATGTTAGCTTTTTTATACTCTACTATAGCTAGAAAGTTTTCTATTTGTTGTTCTGGTGTTACATCATCATGTGTGTCAAAGTAATCACCAATAAAAACTATTTTATCAGCATCACTTTCTTTTGCTACAATGTCTTTCCAATTGTATCTCCCATGGGTGTCACCCAATGTCACTATTCTCATATGTTTATTTTTTCAATGATTTCATTATTACTATACATACCAGACATTGATTTAGCAAAAAATACTTTATCTGTAGTCCACCCTTCAGTTAATTCAGCTAATTCTATATCTCCATCTAGTATTTCTAAACGTTTTGCGTAAGATGGACCAGTTATTTCTCTTACAAACTTAAATCTTGATGGTCTGTCTTTCAAAGAATCATCAATTTTATCAATATCGTTGCATGTCATCACAAAAAATACTTGGTTGTATTCATTATAAACGCCATCTAACACAGAAAGTAACACATCAAACGTAAATTTTACTTCATTATGTTTCATTATACACTCTCTTTTATTGAAATAGTTGTCAAAATCCTCAAACAATACAATGCATTTATCTGGTATATCAGCAAACATGCTAAGAATATCAAAGTTATTGTACACTGGATTCAAGAATATTGAATAAATTGGTAAGTCATACTTCAAAGATAAGTATTTTATTAGTCTTGTTTTACCAGTTCCTGGTCTACCATATAGTAAAGCACTTGTTTTACCAGTTTTTCTAACTAACATTTCTTCAATATCGACTTCAATATCCTTATATTGCTTGTCATCAATATAGATTTTAGGGTTACTCTCCCTTGTCATCTGACCTAATTTGTCAGAACCCCATGGCATAAGTGCCATTACGTTAGTATATTTTTTATTGTTGGCAATATCTTTAATCATTCTTTCGATTTTTTTACGATGCCATCTAAAATAATATACTTCAGATATTAATTCTTTTGATTGCCAACCAGCAGTTAACAATCTTTCAGTCCTAGTAAAGTAAATAGGTATACCATTTAGCAATGCAAAAGCACTATAAGTACTAGGATACTTTTTATTTATTGATATCTCATTATTCAATTCAAATTTATATTTTAATCCTTGAACAATAGGTAATACATTTTTACTTAGGTTATCATCTAATCTAAAACTTTGACCAATGACAAACTTAAAAGCAGCCCATATTGAAACCAATGCACCGCTTATTACTCCGATTAAACTCCAGATTCCCATTATATTTTTGATTTTACGTGTTCTATACTTTGTATTAGTTTATCATCTTGATTATTCAATGTAACTAATATCTTTCCATCACCGTTGTAATCCCAACGTATGATAAATTCTTTTAAAACTATACCACCAGATTTTGGTCCATCGGAACATTCGGCAGTATTGTGTACTTGAAATTCACTCATATTTAACTTTAATTAATTGTTTATAATCAACTATTGGTCTACTCAAAAAGAAAGAGTCGTTGAACTTATATAAAACATCGTAGTATACAAACCAATCACCTTTCTTTAACTGAGTGTCCAATCTTTCTAAAAATAAGTGTGGGGTAAAAACTTTACCCTCACACGCTATCACTTCAACCTTTTCCATTAGCAACACATAATACCTTCTTCTCTACTTGTCATCTTCTTTAGATTTATCTATTTCATGTAAATTTTTATATGCACCAGCAGCACCAGCTGAAAACCCAAAAGCACAAACCCATGCTATTGTAGCATCCATATTATTTTCGTTATATGCAAAATATGCATTTGATAGTGATGCCACCATACTAATGATATACACTATCATATTAAATTTATTACTCATATTAATGTTTATTTAAATAGTTATCTACTAATGATGTTATTGTTAATATAACACCACATAATCCTAAACCACTAGCAACCCATATTGGATTATTTTGTGTAACCCCAATTACACCAGACAAAGCTACTATTGCTAATAATAAAACAGCAAATAATGGTGGGACAGCTTTTTTATTAGCTACTTTTTCAATTCTTTCATTCCACACTAAACGTTCAATAGCATCTTCTAAGTCTTTACCATATGCTGGTACAACATGTTCTGTCCCATCTTTCTCACGTATGGTGATGTTATAACGATAATACCCAGGATTATCCTTACTTTCTCTTACTTTTTTCATTTTATAAATTAATGCGTTAAACCACTAGTGTCAATTCCAATGAACTCATCTAACATTTTTAAATCTGGTTTCATAGTACCAGCCATTTCAGCATAATTAAATACTTCATCTTTTGAATTTGTGATAGTTAACAAACCACGTGTAAATTCATACAATTCATCTTTATTTAATGTTGCGATGATTTCTTTATATTCATCCATAATCATAAAACCTTTTTCGGTTTTAAAAGCTTTTAATATGTCACCTTCAGAGTTTAACAAAACTACACTAGGTAATCTTTTGTATTGTCTATTATCCATATTATGTTTATTTTTTTTTACAAATGTACTACTTTTTTGTTATATATCCAAGTTCCAACGAAGAATTATTTCCGTATTCTAAAAAAATTGGTCTATTCTGCATTTCATATCGTCTATTCAATACACTAGCATTCAAAAACAATTGACCATCTGTGAACTCATGACTACCATAATGTTCATGTATGTGACCACACACATGTATTTTTAGTTCTGTTAAACTTGGTAACTTAGCTCTCAAATATTCACAACCAGTCCTAACGCCTTCTAGTGTTAAATCTAAATAACCGAATATTGGGCCATGTGTTATAAGAATATTTGTATCCAAAGGTATCTTATCCCAATGCTCGTTTATAGCTTCCTCAACACGATTAAAAGCCCATCCACCAAAATATGGTTGTACTGGTGAACCCCAAATCTTTATACCTTCTATCTCAACACCACTATCATTAAGATAAGTAATATTTGGATATTTAGATAATAGTTTGGTTATCATCTTTTTATCTGGTCTTTCAAAAAAGAAATCATGATTGCCTGGAATAAAAATTTTATTCTCAATGGGTAAGTCATTGTACCAATTTAAAAAAGCCACAACTTCGTATTCACTACCCCTTGACGTAATATCGCCAGCATGTATTATAGTATCAACATTTTCTAAGTATTCTTTAGGTATTAAATTATGTTGATTGTGTGTATCACTGATAAATAGTATTTTCATTTTTACAAAAATTATTATATATTTTTATTACCCATTCTTTAAATTCATCTAAAGTTAAAGTTAATTTTACGTAATTACATATATTACAACATGCAACTACATTATCATTAATGTAACCTTTTGATTTATCCAATCTATCAATACCTTACCTTGTGGGTTAAAATAACAAGCAATTATTACTGCTTCTGAATGTGTTTTGTATTTATCCGAATACAAAAATTTGTTTTTAAAACAATCGATTAAATTCACATTAAAAGTTTTTAAGTACGTCAAACGATTTACCATCTGTATCACCACCCCAATTATCTAGTTCTTCACCATCATAAAGTACATTAGAAATAATGTCACCAAAATAGAAAAAATCACCAGCTTCAACATCAGTAATAACTATTTTTAATTTTGTGATATCAAACTCACCTTCTAATTCAACATAACCTAAAAAGAAAGTACCCTTTTCACCACTGTAACAAACTAATAAGTCTTTGGTTTCATCTATTTCCGCATATTTGTTTTCAACCAACGATAACTCATCTGTGTCGTGTTCATACAAAGTTTCATCATCAATCTCGTACAATTCATTACCATCTTCATCTTCAATTGTAATTGTAAAAGGTGATGTTGCACCGAAGCAATGAAATTGGTCATCAATCTCACTCCAACCGCAAACTTCTTCCAAGTCTTCAAAAACGATTGTGTGTAAATCTTTGTCTGGGTTTGAAAGAATTGCTTTTTCTTCTTCTGTTACGGAACCTATGGTTAACTCCGAACCATATCCGCTTATTCTAATACTATACTTCATACTGATTATTTTCTACAAATGTATGAATAATAAATTAAAATAGCAAATATTAATCACCAAAAGTTAAAATCTTTTTTACCACTTCTTTTAGGTTTCCCCAAATACCTTTGTAAGTAACGCCTCTAACTGGTCTGTTATCAATCCAAACATATTCATCATCTGGATTCTTACATCTAGGTTTATTCATTATAAGTCCGTGATATTTAACATTATGACTGTCTAACCAATATATTGTTACGCCTCTGTCTTTTTCTTCACGTGCTGTGAAAAAAGTAATGGTATGACCTTCATCATACCATTTATTAATTTGTTCTATTGAACCTTCGATAGGTGCTGCGATAAGATACAAATGAGAATCTTCATTTGCGATATCATCACATATAGTTCCATCGATGTCGATTAGGAAATGTTTCATATTATATTTTCTTTATTGTTACTTTTATTACACCAAGTTTTGGATTAGCTATTTTTTTAAAAGACGTTAAACTTAAATCTATATGGTTTGGTCCTTTGTGGTGTCTATCAGTTACCATCACGGTATCAACTTTTTTGTTAGTATTATTAGTCACCACCAAATATGTACCTTTTGGGTAAATATTGAATGCAGCGGTTGAAAAATGTCTGTGAACTTTTGGATGCGGTGTTGTATCATACCAAGTCGCCTTGCATTGATGCTCTTGCCATCCGTCAAATGATAATAATGTAATTGATAAACTGATGATAAATAAATTTCTAATAATTCTTTTCATACTTTAATATTTAGTGGTTTGTTATTTTAAAAATGGTCATTCCATGCACGTCTCATCATAGCTCTTTCAGAAGCTTCAATGACCGCATCTTCATACCATTTATCGTACATATTCAATATAAAATCATGATGATATGCACTTTCATTTATAAATTTTTCTAATAATCGTTTTTTGCTGAATGGGCCGTGTCCAATCCAAGTAACCACCCAGTTTCTAGAACCCAATGTTAACACTAATTGTGATAATAAGTCTTTAATTTTATCACCAATAACTGTTTCAGAATACCAATTGTTTAAATATTCTTTTGCAAATGCTATAACTTTGAAATGTTCTAATATAAACTCATCTTGAAAATCATCTAACAATTTAGCACTACCAAAGTCAATGTTGAAATTTTCGACATATTTTAACAATTTAGGTAACATGTATTTATCTTTGTAGTAATCGATAAAAATGTTAGTTATGAAATCATGGTGGTATAGTAACACATAGTCAGTATCACAAACTTTTATTATTTTATTTAATAATAATTGACTCTTTAATGTACCATCATCTTCTTTGTCAAATAAATCATATAGTTTTTGTGTAAGGATTCTTTTTTTATGTGAATACCATGTATAAAATATGGTCATTGAACTTTCACCATCGCCTATTTGAAAATCACTAAATATTTTTAGGTAATGTCTTTTGAAATCATTAGGTACCATAGTCTTATCATCTGACTTATCATAGATAATGTACCCTTGCTTATCAGATTTAACTTGGTAATTTTTTTCCAAAAAATTTAGTATCAGAATTTCGTCTGTCATAACTTTTTTACAAATATACTAATTTATTTTTAGAAAATAAAGTCTACAAGCTAATTAAATTAAGGTTTATGTTCTTTTTCTCTATGTCAACTGATGTTACGACAACATGAACCTCATCACCTAAACGAATTATTCTTCCAGTGTTATGTTCTTTCAGTCTATAATTTTCAACATCGGATATCCAAGTTCCGTTTATGTTAGCTAATTTTATTAAACAATCACAACCATTTTCCTCAATAGTGATAAAGACACCATATTCAGTTACACTAGTAACCATACCTTTGTAAACTTTACCTATCTTGTCAGACATATAAACACATTGCATGAACTTGATACTATCTCTTTCAGCTTTTTGTGCTTTCTTTTCTCTTTCAGATAGGTGAACACATTTAGCATCTAACTTACCTATATTAGGGTTAGTCTTTCTGGTGTCATCTAAATACAACGCTAACAATCTATGAATGATAACATCTGGATAACGTCTGATTGGACTTGTAAAGTGAGTATAATGTTTAAAACCTAAACCGTAATGACCTATGTTCTTTGTGCGATAATCAGCTTTCTGCATAGTTCTAACTACCAAGTTAGTAATCATATCTTCTTCGTTAGTCCCTCTAACATCACGTAACAACTTATTCAAAGTTCTTGTTGTTTCTTCTGGTGTATCTATTTTGATATCATAACCAAATTGATGGATGAAATCTTTAAGACTTTCTAATTTAGTTTCATCTGGTTTATCATGAGCTCTGTTAACCATTGGTAAACCTTTTTGGTTAATGAACTGAGCAACGTGTCTGTTAGCCAATAACATATATTCTTCAATAAGTTTGTTGGAATCCTTACCCACTTTGAATATGATATCTACTGGTTTGTTGTTCTCATCTAATTTGAATCTAACTTCATGTTTATCAAATGATATAGAACCTTTACTAAACCTAACCTTACGCATTTTCTTAGCATATTTGTCTAAAGTAATAATAGCTTGACCACATAAATTCTCTTTGTCAATAATTGTGCTTGGGCCAATACTTCTAGGTTTTTTTATTACATTAGGGTTTTCAATCACATATTGTGCTTCTTCATATGTAAATCTATGGTCAGAATGTATTACAGTTCTACCAAACCATTCATCCATTACATGGCCATTTTGGTCGATTTTAAACACCACTGAAAAGCAAAGCTTATCTTCGTGTGGTCTTAGTGAACAAAGTCCGTTAGAAAGCTTCTCTGGTATCATTGCGACACATCTATCTACTAGGTAAACACTCGTACCTCTAGCAAACGCTTCTCTATCCAGCTCTGTGTCTGGTCGCATATAATGTGACACATCAGCAATGTGAACACCAACTTCCAACACACCGTTAACCCATTGAACACTCAATGCATCATCAAAGTCTTTTGCATCGTGTGGGTCAATAGTAAATGTAAGTACATCACGCATATCTCTGCGTTTGTCTATTTCTGATTGTGGAATGTCTTCTGATATCGCTTCAGCTTCAGCAATTACATCATCTGGAAAATCATAAGGTAAACCATATTCTTCTAAAATTGAATGGATTTCTGTTTCGTGTTCTCCAGAATTACCAATTACTCTAACAATCTCACCATTAGGGTTTTTAGCTTTGTCTTTCCATTCAGTAAGACGAGCAACAACTTTTTGTCCATGTGTTGCACCCAACATTTTACCTAGTGGGATAAAGAAATCAACCACTAACTTATTTGAGTCTGGAATAAAGAAAGCAAACTTTTCACTTATTTGAATAGTTCCGACAAATTCTGTTCTAAATCTTTCAACTATTTCTATAACTTCACCTTCCATTGAGCGGCCTTGGCCTGGAATTACCTTTATTCTAACAGTATCTAAGTGTAACGCTTTGTTTGTTTTAGACTTGTGTAAATAAATGTCTTTTGGCAAGTCTGGACTAACTAAATAAGCCGAACCACTTGCGTTCATACTTACTTTCCCCTCTAATATATCTCCTATTTTTATCATTCTAATATTTTTTCATTATAAACTTGTTAACAAGTTCTTTGTATTTTTTTTCATCATTATCTATTTGACCATATAAAGCTCTAGCGGTTGACTTATACCTATCAGCTACTTCTTTTATATGCAAGTTTTGTGTCATCGATTTTGGATACACATTTTTGGTTAGATTGTAATACATGTAGCATCCGTATCTATCAGCAATCAATTCTTCATTTAAAACGTGGTTAAAAAAGTCATCAAAATTGTTAAGAGATAACTGCTTTAATATTTCTTTTTTACCTAATTTTTTAATTCTTTTCATGTGTGCTGTCTCATGTAATATAACAAAATACATTAACATACTACTAACACCTTTGCTTTTGATATTATCAATATCTATATAAACACCATAAAAAGTTGCCAATGCTAATGGACCTCTCAAATCTGCCATATAATACTTTATACCAGTATTTTCCATAAAACAAATCAAAGAGTCAACGTTTTTAGATGATAAATTTTCAACTAATGCCGTTTTTAATTTTTTATTTAACACAACACTTATTATTAATTATTACAAATGTACAAATAAATCTTTTTATTTCCAAATAAAAAACCCACTATTTTTTAGTGGGTTCATTATCAATGTCTATCTTGTGGTACATGATTAATCTTAAAATCTGATAATCGACCTTGCTCCACTTTTTTATCTCCCCATTCTTGGAAGATAGGTAAATGTTCATCACGGTCATCCCACATTTCAACTGTCGTAACATTTGGGTATTTGTTTAACAAACCATCAAGAGTTCTTAGTTTAGCAACATCGGTGCTACCACCGTTATTGTAATGATACTCATCAAATTTCAAACCTTTAGCATCCAAAATATCTTTAACTTTATCACCCAATTTAATCATCCTACCAGTAAGCATAATCATACCAGTATTTGGACTTGTTTTCTCTTTTCTATACGCTGACATTACCATAGGTACTGTTGGCATATCAAAGATGTCCATGTTTAAACTTAACGGTTGACCCCACCATCCAGGAAAAGGCCAATCTTTTCCAGTCTTTTCTTTGTATTCTTTTTTACCAAATTCTGGTAGTGGCGTGTCAACAAGAGTGCCATCAAAATCCCAAATCGCTAACTTTGTAATCTTTTTAATTTCTTCCATTTTTAATAAAAATTTAATTTGTTTAAATTACCCTCATAAATAACACCATTTATTTCCCTTGTAGTAGCCCATAACGGTTGTAAATTACTTAATGCGTTTACAATATGTATTGGTGTATTGTCATCGAATGATGATAATGGTTTAACATGGTCTATATGCCATTCACCATAATTTTCCCATGACATCCCATCAGTGAATAATGATGTTATATGTTCTTTTAATTCTTTGTACCCGTATCCTAACAATTCAATTGTTGAAGAATCTTTAATTTTACCATTTAAAGTACGATAAACTAAACTTCTCCAACTATAGATATGTGGGTTCTTTTTATAATATTCTTTTAAATATTTACTACGTTCAACTCTTTTTTCAATTTGACGAACACAACTCCTATTAATTGTTAATTCTTTATTTTTTAAATACCAATCTTGTTTTCGTTTTTTATCTTTTTCTTTATCAAATTCATTTTTTCTACAAACTTTACAATAACGTTTCAACCCATCTTTCATTTTAGCATCAACACCAAATTCATCTGTAGATTTTAAGTTTTGACATTTACTACATTTCTTGGTTTTTATCTCGTTTTCCATAATATCTATTAAGATTTTTTTCTTTTATTTTATCTTTATTACGGGCATAATATTCCATATTCCAACGTCTTTGAGCTTCTAATCGTTCTTCTTCTGTATCATATTTTTTTTTACGCCCCATACTAATAAATATATTAAAACTACGAAAAAACTCCGAAAAATATTATTTAATTTTAACTGCTAGTTTTGTTATTTCCCCCATATTTTTTTAAATAATCTTATTATAATATTCTCTTTTTTGTTGTTCAACAATGAACCATAAATTCTTTTGGTTGCTGAACCAATGAATTTGTGAGTAATTGGTCCATGTGCATTTATACACATTTTTAATGCACCACTAATTCTTTTTGTTTCGTAAACTTTATCTCGTTTTAATTTTTCTATTGTATCCAAATTGTCTTTTTGATACACATCAAAAACCCTTAATATTTCATCGATGTCTTTATCATTTAATTTATCATCAAATTTATATTCTAAAAACCCTTTTAATTTACTTTTCCTACTTTTAAACATATACATAACGTTTATATTAGTAAATATTTGCAAATGTACATAAAACTTTTTTTATTATCCAAATTTTCTACTATAAATTATTACCGTATTGATAAGTAATATATGACAATTCACCTCTAGGCCCATTCATTGGTTGTACAGCAACCAAATCCATTCCAATTGTTTGTGCTGCTATTTGTTGTGCAATTGGAAAACCAAATAAGTCATCCATTGTTTTCCAATAAAACTCCAAATCAACATCTCGTTTTATTGTAGCAGCCCAAGTATTGATAATAATTTTTACACTATCATCAGTATCTTCTAAACCAAAAACGGTAACAATCTCTTTGATGAGTTTGCTACCGCTATGTGGTGTTGGTATCCTTCTATCATCGTTAACATAGTATATTCCATCATTACCAATTTCGCTGGTTTTGATATAATAGTATGTTGAGAGATATTGTTGTACAAATTTTTCCATATGTACAACAATAAGGATTTTCCCCCTAAAGGTAAAGTCTTATTTCTTAGCTTTTGGTTTTAAAAGACACTGCATTTTTTTACCTTCCATCTTTGGCATTGTTTCTGGTAAACCGTGGTCAGATATTGAATCTATAAGTTTTAACATAAGTAGTTCACCGTTAGAAACAAAGACCTTTTCACGACCTCTAAATTGCATTGTCAATTTAACTTTGTGACCTTTGTTTAAAAACTCAACAATGTGTTTTGAACGATAAGATAAATCATTTTCAGACGTATTTGGTCCAAGTTTTATTTCTTTAACCTCTAATGCTTTAGGTTTATCTTTACCTTTTCTTTTTTGTTCATACAAAAACTTTTCGTAGTTTAATATGCGACAAATTTTAGGGTCAACATTATCGTTAATAAGAACCAAATCCATTTCAGAGTCTTCTGCTTTACGTAGTGCTTCTTGAATGGTTATGATTTGTCCATCAACCCTTACAACTCTTGCGATGATTTCATCGTTAAGTTTATGTTCTCTTTTTTTATTAGCCATTTAATTTCCAAATTAAATAATCCCAATTTACTATTAATGAATCGATATCACTTACACATGGTATATTATATCTATCACAAACAATTTCTACATTACCTTTTCTCCAGAATCCTTTTGGGCAACAAACAATCATCTTTTTTGAATTAGCGTGTAAACCTAATTCCAATAATGATATTGGACTTTTTGTATTAGGGTCAAAGTACATAATAATTACGTCAGCTGAATCCAATGAGTTTAATTCCCAAGTTACTTGTTCTTTAAACTGTGGATTTGTAATCACTTGCTCCCATGAACTATCCCAATCATCACGTCTAGGGTTTAAAAATATATATGGTTTATCTTTAAATGACTCAACAATTTTTGTTTGCCAGTCCTCGGCATTACCCATCTCAATACTACCAGCCAAAAATATTTTAGTTGGAGTTGGATTAGGTGCTTTTATTTCAATAGCTTTCATTTTTAATTTTTAATAATATAAGGGGTCATATAACCCCTTATTTTATTGTTACCCACCAATTTTTTTATATATTAGTTGTAAATCAATAGATGAAGTTGTAGTTTCTGAAACTACAACTTCATCTTCAATACTCCCATCTATTTCAGCCCCATCTTCTTCCTCCGATTTTTCAAACGCTTGAATTATTTTATTAGCAATTGGTGAAACCTCTTTTGTAGTTGAAATAGCTGAGGTATTTGTTGGAAGACCAAACTCATCGTATGAGCCATAGCTGTATGCGTAGTTCACAGTGTCAGCATCTTCTACTTTCAAGATAATTGGTTCATCAAAACCGATTTGTTTACCTCTCTTGTCAGTGTAAGGCGAAACCTCAACAGTTGTCCAGTTTATGATTCTAGTAACCATACCAATTGATTGACCATCAATTTCAAAGTGGTAACCGATTGAATCATCGTTGTAAGTTGGTTTTGGATAAACTCTAACGTTTTTAGCCAACTTACTTAACTGACCATCTTCAACAAGGTTAACGTTGTAACTACCTTTGATTTTCTTAACGTTAAATACGCTTTCAAATGCAGATGGAGCTTCTTCATGAATGTTAACTTCATTCAACACTGCTTTTACAATATCAATAGTGATAGTTTCAAGACTAGAAATGAATGTAATACATTCTTTTTTGAATTGTGGGTATTCTAAGATATCATCAACAATTTCTTCAACCACATCTGGTTTAAGATTACCAAACATTTTCAAGTAACGTACACGACTTGGGCGTTCAATGATGTTTCTATCAACATATAACTCGTTAGTTGTTAATAAAAACAAACGTCTGTATGTTGAGTTCAACGCACCATCCATGATAGTCAACATTTGAGCTGAATCACCATATACTTTTTCATACTCATCAATAAAAATAGTGATGTCTTGTGTGATAGTGTTTAAGAAAGTGTGAACACCATCCATTTTTCTATCAACAACGATAATTGGTAAATTGATTTTAGTTGCAATCAATTTTGAACTCACTGTTTTACCAGTACCTTTGATACCATTCAATAAAATACCCAAGTTGCCTTGTGTTTTACTGTATGTTTTAACCACTCGGTTAATGAAATCTGTTTCCAAACCATATAGTTTGTAATCAAATTTATAACCTTCACTTTTCTTTGTTAAGAAGAAATGACCCATTTCGTCAACACCAACGCTATAAACAGAACCAGCATCTAAAAGGTCAAACTCTTGTGATGGAAATGAAAGGTATAATCTACTACCGTCTTCATTCCATACTTTTTTTACATCACTCATTTATTTTATTTTTAATTTATACTACAAATGTACTAACTATTTTTTTAATTCGCAAATTTATTTTTAAAATAAATCAACAACTAAACTCCCACCATCAAACAAATCAAAACATTTAGCATCGTAATCTTTTAAACATTCCTTTACTAACTCCTTCATAGGTCTTGATTTGCCAGTTATAATAAGGGCTTGTGTTTTTTTCTTCTGCATAGTTTCCCAAATAAACTCATCAACTCGTCTGCAAACTTCGTGGTGTTTTACCCCATGTAAATCTAATCTCATCATCATTAAATTAATTATAAATTTTGTAACCCATCTAACCTTTTTCTAATTCTTTTTATTCTAAACCACATAGTATCTTCTCTTAACCCTAATCGTTTACCAGTTTCAGCTTGGTTGTATCCTTGTAAAAAATGCAATTCAAATATTTTCCAATCATCATCACATAATCTTTCTTTTATTAATTTAATTATATTAAGATAACTCACATTTTTTAATGTATCATCATCTGAAATCATATACATATCATAATATTCATTATCAGAATTATATGTTGTTATTGAATCCGTAATATCTTTTTCTCTTGTTGATTTTTTATTTTTATGTTCTGTTATGAAATGCAAAATACATTTAGTCATCCAAGTCCTAAATAAACTTTTTTCTTTATCATACAAATTTAGTCTACCACTTATTCTACCTAAAAAATCAATAGCCAAATCCTCAATATCTTCATTACTTAAATAACTAAAACTTTTATTCAAATGAAATAAAACTAATCCTCTATACCTATAATATAGAGGGCTAAAGGCTGTATTATCACCATTAAGATACCTTTCTAATAATAATTCTTCTTCTAGTTGTGCTGCTTTCCTTGAAGATAATCGTTTAACTTTATCTAAACATGCAACTTGTGTTTCATGTAATAATTCTTTAGCCTCCTCAATTGTCACCCATTTATAATCATCCATCTCTAGAAAACCACCTCTATCTTCTGGTACATTTGAATTACATTGTATTGTTATCAAAGATAAATTTAATAATTCACAATCATTCTCAAATAATACAAAAGGAATGAGCATTTTTCTTTTATGTGAATAGTTTACACTATCCAACATAATTAATTTATCTTTGTAATCAGATAAATCAATGTTTGTTTCTTCAAATGTTTCCCTCACACAAGCATCTTTATATGATTCCATAGCTTCAACCTTACCTTTTGGAATACTCCATGTATTTGGTTTATGATTTGTTGGGTGACAAATCAATAATTTATTGTTTCTATTAACAATAAATACACCAGCAGCTATTATTTTACACATATTAAACCTCTATTTACCAAATATTCTTCAACTATTATCCAATCTACAAATGGTTTATGTGATTTTTTAACATCAAAAATCAATGGACAACCCAATGCTGTATCATCAATAAACAAATTCGCATATTGTTTATTACTATTACTCCATCCAGCTGCTTGTTGTTCTGGATTTTCATTTATACCCCACAACGGAATGTCATTATCAGCAAACCATTTAACAGCATCACCCAATGTATCTGTACCATCAGTGTGTGGTTTAGTACCACGCATAGTCCATAACATAAGCTGATGACCATTATCTGTTAATCTTTTAAGTATTGGTACCGCACCAATATCTAACCCAACTCTAGGGTAATCATGTGTAACACACGTACCATCAAAATCCACCCCGATTATAATCCCATTTTCCATATCATTTAGTTAAAATTTCTTCTAATTCCCATGGTGTGAACTTATGAACATGTTGTAAAAACAGAGTTAACTTCATATCGTCATGTAATGTTTCACCAAATGGTTCTTTAGCTTCTAATAACTGTGCTTCTAAGTCAGAAAGTTCATCTTCTAAATCATCTATTTTTCTTTCTAACTCATCTATTTTTCTTTCTAACTCATTGACATCATCGGAGTAAGCATCTAATTTTTCAGCGATATCATCAGAATATCTATACATAAGTTGTGCAATATCACTATTGTCTTCACACTCTTTTAAGTTATTCATAAAAGATTCACACGCATTAAAATGTGATTTAGCAATCTCGCCAAATACTTCTTTAAAAATTTCAAATTTATTATCTTCCATGTTATATTTTTTAAGTTATGCTACAAATGTAGTAATAAAAAACTATTTTTCCAAGAAATAATGTTCATCAACACTAATTAATTCTATTTGGTCAAATTTAACAGTGTTTAAAATATTGAATGCTATTTGTTTAGCATCATCTCCGTTATTAACACAATTTTTTATGTTATCAAATTGTTCATTGGTCAATTCAAAATGTTTACCCCACGCACCTAAACAATATTGTGCATAATCTAATGTGTTTTTAGGTGTTTTAGCATGATTGGCAACTAGTTCTGCCAACCATAACTTACACTCTTCTTTCGTTATTTTATATTTATGACACCATCTAATTGGATGTTGCCACTCATATAATTCTATTTTAGATTTAAACAACTTAGTAAGTTCTTTTTTTCTAATACTAGTAAGTGGAGTAAACGTTTTAAATTTCTTTTTCATTATCCTAATGTTGTGTATTCACCATTTATAAAATTAACATGTTGTGCTCTACCATCAGTGTGAATGATAACATGGCTTTGTAACCAAGTACTTGGCCCATTGTTATACCCAACTCTTAAAGTTGTAGATGTACCAACAGCTATTGCACCATCTTTACGACCTGGAGAATGATAGTGTCCAACTATAATTTTAGTATTAAGTTTTCTAAACTGTAACAATGAACCCCTACTTCCGTTAGAACCAATGTCGCCATGTTGTCCTAATTCCCAGTCTTTTACTCTATAAGAAGCACTTCTCCCTAACGTAATAAACTTAGGGAATCTTTCTTTGATTAGTTCTGGAATAACACCTATAACTTCATCACCAGTACCGTGTTGTCTTAACAACCTAGCACTTAAATCCATATACAATGGTGCATTTTTGAATGTTGGTTGTTTCTTCCAATCCTCATTCTTTAACCATCTGTCAACAAAGTCATCATGGTTTGAACGAACAATTACAACGTTTTCAAACTCTTTAAAGTTATCTAACACATCCATCATTTCATCAATTTCTTTACCCAAATCGTTTGTACCTTGTACTTCTTTACCATACTGAACAAATGGGTCTTTCATTTGGTGATGACTGATTGAATCTCCATCAAAAACATCATGTAATATTACGTGTTTAGGTAGCATCTTATACATCATATTGATAGTTGTCTCCAATACTTTATCATCATGATGTCCACAATGTAAATCACCTAATACAATCGCTTCTAATTTGTTAATGTTTTTAACATCCCCATTCTCAACCCTATAACATAAATCAGAAAAATTACCAGTTTTATCATCAGCGGTTACTTGTCTAGCAAAGAATATTTCATCATCCTTTATCTCAACAATGACAAACCCAAACGTATGATGAAACTCGCCAACTTTACCAGACTTTGAATCCGTGTAATTTTGCATAGTAATAGAACCACTAGTCAACATCATTTTAGGTACATTACCATCTAACACTGGTATCATTTCCATTTGTACTTTAGGGCTTCCGAAAACACAAGAATTAACACCACTTAACGCTTGCATACCAGTCATTGGGTTAACAGCTGTAGGTGGTATTTTAATATCAGATAGTATAGATACGTATTTATGTATGTCGTGTCTATTTGCATCTAAGTATTTAACCACTTTATCATCCCAAAATTCTTCACTTTCTTGTTGGTTTGTCCAAACACTAGTTGGGTTTTTATATCTACCAGCTATGACATGTATATCAGCTTCGATAAATTCAGCATACTTTTCTATGTTTTTAAGAAACTTAGTGTGTACTGGTGTGTTGTTTTGCGCCCAAGTGATGATAAACCTCTTTTTTTCTTTATCAAACACTCTACTTTTTGCTTGAGTGTACTGTTCTGGTTCAACTTCTGCTTTTTCTTTAAACCCTAATTTCTCAGAACACCATTTTCTGACAGTTCTTTCTGAACGACCAAACAACTCTGTTAATAGTGACATCCTATTATCCCAACTGATATTCTTATCAGTATAGATTTGTCTAGCTTTTTCAATGATTTCATCCGTTAATTCTTTAAACTTCATACGTATTTTTTTATCGGCAATATTATTTTGTCAAAAATACTAAATAATTATATAAGTTTCAACCTATATAATGATTTTTTTAGTGATTTTTTTGCTCTATGGTAATTAGTTTTAGATGTATTTACACTAATCCCCAATTTTTCCGCTATGTCTTTATGTTGCATATCATCAAGTGCGTACATAATAAACACGTTTTTAAACTGTGGTGATAGGTTTTCTATCAATTCTAATAAAGTATTATGTGAAACTAATGGTTCAAACTCATCTTCGCTAGTAATTTCACTTGTAAAATACTCTATGTTATCAAAATAAAGTTCTCTTTTCTTTTTCCTAACAACATCTAAACAATAGTTTCTCATAACTACACGTAACCAACTACCTAGTATTAACACATTGTTTATGTCAACAGTTTTTAGTTTTCTAAATATATGTATAAACCCATCTTGTAAACAATCCATGGAGTCATGTTCATTGTTAAAATATTTCTTACATATACTAAATAAATTTTTATGATATTTCTTATATAAGAAACTTTGTGCTTGTGGGTCACCCTTTACACAAGCACAAAATAGTTCTTCGTTAGTCATTTGATGTGGGTATTAAATTAGACAAATACTCTTTATCTTGAGTAAAGATAGGTGTATCGACATCAGCTTCCCAAACATTTCTAGTAAAAATCATTCTATCATCAATAACAGTTGTTTTATCAGAAATATATTCGCTTTTTTTAACTAATGTAACTTCTTCTTTTTTGATGACAGTACCCCTCTTGAATTTAGTCGGATAATCATTCCAATTAATTCCTTTTTCTTGGAATAAACGGTCTTGTTTATCGTTAGATGAAACACCTTCTAATGACTTGTGTGAAAAATATTCACTTGCCGCCATACTAACACTATTTCTAGTGGCATCTTGCTGCCTCCAAATCATTACGTTAACCATTTCATCAACAGTAGGTACTTGGAATACTCTAGCATCAAACATTGCTATTTTGAAATCATTGATATAATCTTGGTCTAACTGACCATATGAACATGACCTTGACATTCTTAATTGATTGAACTTAGCAGTTGCTATAGATGCAGCAATACTAGTCATCTTTTGAACGTTGTAATCAAACCAAGCTTGTGATTCTAAGTTATCAAAATCAGATAGTACAATAGAGATTTCATCTGATTGAGCATAAGCAAATTTAGCACCTTGAATGTTTTCACACAAGTACTTTGCTGTTTCAATCATGTCATCCGTAAACCCTTCATCAAAAGGTTTTTGTAGACCTTTAGTCCATTTGGAAAAACCTTTTCCATCTAAACGAATAATAGTAATCATTCTTCTCATTAAGAATGTTTTAGTTCTATCTTCGTAATATGATTTAATCCTTTCTGCTACTTTCATAATTACCAATATTCATATTCAGTTAAATCTAGTTCTGTACCATCGGCACATTTAACTACTACCATATAACCCAACCCAGTTGGTGTGAAGCAAAATGAATAGGCACCACCAATGGCACCTACATACACTTCACCTTTTTCTTTTCTCCATTCATTGTACTTTTTATTTTGTGCAGCACTCAAAGTGAATGTTCTATCTTCGTATTCTATTTCTTCAGCCATAATACTTTTTTTAAATGTGACAATCAACAACGGTGATTAACGTGTCCTCTGGTAAATCTTTAATAAATCTGTCGAAGAAATTCATTTCCCAATCAACAGCTTCATCATCTGTTTCATCAGACATAGCCCAAAAACCCATTTTACCTTTCTCATACCAAACCCCATCTTTCACAACTGCCCACATAGCAAATGAAGAATGACATTCAGCATATTTCTCTTTTGTCTTGTATCTATTAACATAATACTCTGGTTTGTAAAAAGACCACTTAACTGTTTCTTCTTCCTCTTTGTTTTTAGGTTTGTCACCTTCAACAATTAATTCCCAATAACGTAATGCATCCTTGTAATCTTCTTCTGTTCTATGCATTTTAGAGAAATCGATATCTCTTTTGTACGCTGAATCAGTTTTATTACCCATCGCAATTACTTTCTCTTTACTATCATCGTCCCAACCCCATGAGAAATTAGGTACTTCAATTTCAACACCATCTTTCACCGCAATACGACCAGCATAACGACCACCAACTTCATACCAATCCCATTTAGAATCTGGGTTATAAGTTGAATATACTTCACCATCTGGACCAATATCTTCTGGTTCATAATATTTAGTTGCCAACTCATAGATTTCGTCATCAGTCATAGTTAACCTCTTAGGAAAATCTTCTTTAAGAAATTTCAAATGACCTTCATTCGTACAATTTTCAGCGTATTTAACTGGGTCTGACAAATATTCAGCATACGTACCGTTTTTATACTCTTCAATTGATTGTCTTTCTTTAGCAATCAACCCTTCTTTAGTATGTTTTACATACCTTGGCATCTCTAAAGTCTCATCAAATTTAGCTAATTGTTCTTCAATGTCATCACCAATTATTAAAACGCAAAAGTGACTCATAATTTTATTTTTATAATGTTAATACTAGTGCGAAAACTAACCAACCCCAACCGTTCACACCCAACGCTGCTAGGGTTACTATTCCAACAACCAACGCAATTTGCAATAAGGTTGTATTATCTATGTTAAAATTATTTTTATTCATTAGTAAACAGCTTTAATTTATTTAATACTTCGTAACTTAAATTGTTTATTGATGCTGAAACAGCTAAACCAATTTGTTCCGCTACGCTAATAACAGTTGTTTTTTTACAACCTTTAATGATGTGATGACATTTTGTTTCATCAAATTCTTTTTGGCACAATTCGTTGGCTGATTTCATAGTAAGTGAATCACTAATAACTAATTCAGACAATTCACCCTCACCAACTCTTTCAACTGCTGGTCCAGATAAAACACCATGTGCTATAATCGCCCTAACAGATAAAGCACCAGCTTTTTTCAACACTTCAGCTGCTTTACATAACGTACCAGCAGTATCAACCATATCATCTAATATCAAAACGTGTTTACCGTTTACATCACCAATAATAATCATTTCATCGATAACGTTTGCTTGTTTTCTGGTTTTATCAATCATGACAATGTTTAAGTTAACACCATATCGTTTGTTTACTTGGTCACGCATACGTTTAACACGTTTACCAGAACCAGCATCTGGACCACACAATACTATCTCACCTTCAAGATTTTGTGTTGTATCATAGATATAACTGTCAAATACGTGTTTACCTTCAATGTGCGTAACTGGTATATTGAAAAACCCTTGTATTTGGTCAGCATGTAAATCAAAAGTGATTACTGACGTAGCACCACGTTGCTCAATTATTTCAGCCATTACTTTGGCACCAATTGGTCCACGTGATTGGTCTTTTTTATCTTGTCTAGCATACGGAAAGTATGGTAAGATAGGTATAATTTCTCTAGCAGCACCACGTTTAGCGGCATCAATAGCTAATGCTAAACTTATGATAGCATCTGAGGTGTCTGGGCTAGATAACAAAAACACTGTTTTGCCCCTCACTGAGTCTGTAAAATCAACACACAACTCACCGTCAGAGAATTTTTGTTTATTCAAATAACCTAAAGTTATCTCGTTCTCTGGACTAAATAAGTTAGTTGATTGCATAATAGTTTCAGCTAAGTCTGTTTTGCCATCTAAGACAAATAATAAATATTGTGTCATATTATATTTCTTTTACGATATACTCCCAACCAGAGTCAGAGTTCTGTGTTAATATTTTAGCCCAATTTTCAGCTTCTTCTCTGGTGTTAAATTCTAACACCTCATTGCTAGAATCAATTAAAACAACATTTAATGGTCTGTTGTTATTTTGTTGTGTCATTCTTTTGATAATACAAAAACTTTTTTCGTGTTTCATAGTTATTTAAATTTTATATAATACAAATGTATGAATAATTTTTCATTTAAACAAAAAAAGATGAAAATTAATTCATCTTTTTCCAATTTCTGTCGTTATACTTGGTTTTATAATTCCCCAAATCAAATGATTGATTAAATAGAATGACATCTAAAGCCAACGGTAGTTCATCGTATAATTTATCCCATTCAGCTTTTTGCTCATTTGAATATTCAATAGCATCATACTTTTCAAATGGGTCAAAATCTTCTGGCATACCGTTTAAAATTGTATCAATAGCTTCATAGATACTATCAAAACCAAATGGTACTGAGTCTTCATCATCAGATATGTTTACGATAAGATTTGCCTTATCTTTACTCCAACGTAAATGTTTTAATAGTTTTACGTGTTCTTCTTTTAATTCAAATTTAATTACACTCATAATTAGAATGGTAAATCATCTCCATCGTTATCAACAAAAGTTATCGGTGCATCTTTTGTTTTTTTAGTCTTACTCTCTTTAGCTTGTTTTTCAGCAAATTTCTTTTCTTCATTATAAGAAGAAATAGCGATACCTCTCAAGTTAGTGAAATATTTACCTTGCCATTCACTACCTTTCAATTGAAAAGCAATTTTAACTGCTTCACCAACACTATAATCATCCAATTTGTTAATACCAGTTTCATCAGTAAATTCAAACTTGATATCTTGTGGATATTCTTCTGTTGTTGATACGATAATTTCTCTTTTTTTGAAATTGTTTTTAAATTCTTGGGTATCAAAGATATCTTTTATAACCCCTTCAAATACATAATGTGCCATGTTCTTTTTTTTTTAATAGTTAGTAAAATGGACAGCTTGTCCAACCTTATATTTATTTATTGTGTCAGTAAAATCAAACTCTAAATTATTGCTGCTGCTGTTGTGGTCATAAGAAAAACCGTTTGCATCAACAACTTCAATAGTATAAACAACAAATTTTTTCATTCCTTTTTCTTTACGAATATCTTTCACTATGAACATTGTTTGTGAATCCCAATACTCATCAGATTTTTTTAATTCGTTATTAGTACATGATGCGAATATACTAATAAAAATACTAATTAACAACAATTTTTTCATTTTCTTCTCTATTTAATAAATCCTCAACCAATTCATTTAACCCTTCACTTGCCACTTTTCTAATGTAAGTTGGTTTAACACCATAAGCTTCCATGTGTGTTGATGGGTTAGGGTCTACATAATATACTTCACACTCACCAGTTAAAAATTTATGTCTTAATTGACCTAACATAGATAAAGTATATGAAATTTCTAAACTAGTACCCACAATGATAAGAATGTCAGCGAAAGCTACTTCATCATACGCTCTTTCTGTATCGTATGGCCATTCCCCAAACCAACAAATATGTGGTCGTAATTGTGAATCAGTGTATTCACACTTATCACCTATTCTTATATCATTATAACCAATTTCTTTTACAATGTATTTTGTATCGAAACCTTCTGATTTATGATAACAACCTCTAGCTTTTGTTAACTCACCATGTAAATGAATAATATCACTAGCACCAGCACGTTCTAATAAATCAGAAACATTTTGTGTTACATTAATTACTCGATATTTTTCTTCTAATTTAACCAAAGCTTTATGTGCTTCATTTGGTTCAACGTTAGGTAATTCTCTACGTCTTTCGTTATAAAAATCTAAAACCTTTTCACGATTTTTAGACCAAGCTTCTTTGGTTGCCACTTCGTCAATCTTGTAGTTATTCCACATAGAATTTTTTAAACCTCTAAACGTTTCAACACCACTTTCAGCATCGAGACCAGCCCCAGAGAAAACCACAATTTTTTTATTTTTTTCCTTCATCTTAAATTTATTAAATATTCATCATAAAACATAAAAACTAACCCTTTATAACTTTTACGTTGTTTTAAACAAACTCTAGAAATATTAGATTGTTTAATACCTAAAATTTTACCAGCATCTGTCGCTGATTCATATATTTCACCAGTAGTCACACAGATTATTTTAATTTTCTTTAATATGTTTGACACACCTTTTTTAGACTCACTTATTTTTTTTTTAGTTTCATCATCGTGGGTTTTCCCTAACATTTTTTTATTCCCAATATTCGCTTTACTAATTTTTTCTTTTTGTTCTTCAGTTAATTTTCTACCAGTATTTGACATACTAATCAGTTTTTTATGTTCATCAGTTATGATTTTACCTTTATTACCGTCACTTATTTTTTTCTTAGTTTCTTCACTCATATTTCTAGCAGCTTCGCTAATTTTTTTCTTAGTTTCATCACTATGTTTATTACCAGTATTTGCTAGTTTTAATTTTTCTTTAGTTTCCTCACTATGTTTAAAACCTTTTCTTGTTTTACCACCTAAATCAGAATTTAACCCATCAATATAACTGTTATACTCATTTATCCAATATCTTTCTCTTTCATCCAATATATCACGTCTACAAATCTCAATGATTTCAATCGTATTAATTGGGTTCCATAAATATTTTTGACAATTATTCCAAAGCTTTATTTGACCTTTAAAAGCTTGGTATTTATATTTTCTACATCTTTGTTCAAAGTTTATTGTTTGACCAATATAAACCTTATTATTTGGTGATGTGATTTTATATATAACACCAGTTAATTTATTTTCCATAATATCGTTTTATTATAAATATCTAAATATGGTGTAAAAACATTCAAAAGGTAAACTAATAGTTAAAAAAATTAAAACACCCATCTTTACAATCACGGAATGTTAAAACCCCAGACTCTCTATCTAATCCAGCACCGCTGAATACTACTACTTTCTTTTTCATATTTATTTTTTTGTTGTCCTATAACCTTTTATTGCTAATGAAATAATTCTTATCATAAAGAAAAATCCACCAACAAACCCAAAATTGTACCAAGCACCATTATTATTTATCGCATACACTGCAACATCATCCCAAATAAGACTACCTATAAATGATGGTACCATTATTATACCATGCCAAGTTCCACCCCAAAATCCATACGTGTGTTCAGTTGGTGGTAAACATTGTTGCACATGTGATACATCAGCACAACTGGTTAATAAACATATGAGTAATATGATTGTTAAAAGTATTACTCCAACTATTCTTTTTATTTTCATAAACATTTTTTTAATTTTTCTAAAACTCTTCTGTTAACTTCTTCTTCAACTATTCTATCAATAGTTTTCTCTAAGATACTTTCAGTCAATTTATTAATTTTATCTTCGACATGTATTTTAAGCTCATACTCTACTTGTCTCATTTTAAACTCCAAGCGTTCTTTCATACGAGTTCTCATACCATCACCTAAAACACCTATCTCACTTTCTATAAAATCATGTAAAACATCTCTAACTTCTTGTGGTTTTACAACCATAATTTCACCTTGCTCATTTTCAAATCTTAACGTTTCAAAATCTGCTTTATCCCTGGTTTGGTCTTTTCTAGCACTATTGTATTTTTGTATGTCAGATATTCTCGCCATAGTGTGATTTAATCAACTCTAAAACCTCTAACCATTCTGTTTCAGCATCAAAACCAGCTTTATCCTCAAACAAAACGTTCATGTATGGTTTTTTATCGTAATACCCATACCCATTCAATTGAGTTTTTACTTCTGGGTTCTCGTTTACATATTTGAAATCGATATCATTAGCTTTAAAAAACTCTAAATATTGTTCAATTTCATGTGGATGTGAACATGTATAAATTATAAGTTCTACATCTGATAATCTACTAAGTGTTTGTAATGTCTCCTTAGCATGTGGATAAAATTCTTTTGGTATATCACCAAATGTGTAATTTGGTTTTAAAATTGTTGAATGAATATCAAAAAACCAAAACGTCTTATCCCAACCCCTCTCTTCTTTATATTTGAAGTGATTGATTTTAATTGAATTTACTACACCCATCTCTTATGATTTAAATATTTTTCTAAAATCCATAGTATTCATTGAATAGTATGCATCATCATGTTTGAAAAAAACAGTATCACCAGCATACAACACATTTTTAGGTTCCCACTTAGATACATCTTCTAATTTTAGATTTTTTTCGCCAACATTGGCGATACCAACTTTTACAGTTTCCATTAAATTAATTTTATATCAATGTTAGCTTCTTCCATCATTTGTATTGCAGCTTTGAAATGTTCTCCCCACACTTCATGCGTTACATCTGGTTCTGGAGCTATTATTTTTGTCATACCAGATTGTATCAATGCTCTTGCACAATCCGCACACGGAAACAAAGTTACATATAATCTACAACCTTTTAATGACACACCGTGTCTTGCTGCATGATATATTGCGTTTCTTTCAGCATGTTCTGTAAATAAATATTTAGTTGGTCGTTCATATCGACAACCTACATTATCATCACAACCTCTAGGTATTCCGTTATAACCCATTGATAACACAATATTATCATTATCTACGATAACCGCACCAACTTTTCTATTCTTATCTTTACTCCATCCAGATATGTGTTTACATAACTTTATGAATTTTTTATCCCAATTATCCATTTAATATTTGTATTATCTTGTCTTTGATATTTTGTCTTTTTATCCCCTCATTTCCATTAGGACAATGAACAAAATTTGGATGTAACCATTCATCCATGTTTAAATCATCAATGGCAACCCACTTTATATCATTTTTCCATGCGTTATCTTGTAACCATTTGTTTATTTCATCAGCACGACCACCCTCTAAATTATCACCAGTGTAAGTTTTAAGTGATGGTGTGAAACCTATTGGTCCTCTCAACACACCGTTGTGACAAAATATCTCACGCATTTCGTGTAAAGTATAGTGATGTCGCCAATCAGATGATAAAATAATTTCAGCACCCGTTTCACTAAGTATAAAGTTTAAATATATAACAGCCTTTTGGTCAAACATATACGAACCCCATTTATTGTTGGTACCTTTTCCGTAAGTGGAGTTGGTGCAAATAACACCATCAATATCTAAAAATATAACTTTCATGAGACAAATGTACTAAAATTTTTTAAAAAATCAAATGTTTTAAAGTATTTTTCTTAAAAAAGCATACCTAATAATCATACTACTATGACTTTTACCTTCATAAGGTATTGAAACGATTGGTTGCATATCATAGATTAAAAGACCTTCTACCGAACTATAATTAGGGTGTGTATTAATCCTTTCACCCTTTCTAATTAACCATTCTTTGAATGTTTCATTTACTTTCATACACTCACTAACCACAGTCCAATAAACTACTCTACCATCAATTAATTGTTTTTCAATAGTATTCGCATCTTGTATTGGTTTATCTATAAAGAATATTTTCATGGTACGTATCTTACAATTGTTACATATTCACCTAACATTTCTTCTTCAATGATTTTTTCAATGATATCCCAATCACCACCAGCTAAACCAGCACCAATCATAGGAAGACCAAATGTTTTACCAGAAAACTTTTCTTTCATCGCTTTTAATCCAGAACGCAATGCATCATAGTCCAAATCCATATTGCCACTACGTCTACCTTTGGTATCGTATTGTGAATATATGTTTACAACCGTTGGTTTACTGTAAACAGTATGTGTAATAGTACCCATTTTATTTTCATCACCAGCTATTGTTGTACAATCAGCTTCATAAGCTTCTGGAAAAGCTTTTTTAATTTGTGGTGCAATACCAGCACCCATAGCACAAAAACAGTTACAACCGTGTGCTATTACATCGAATTTACCTTCTTTGGCCATTTGCACTAAATCGCCATCTACATATCTAATCATTACATTTCAATTTTAATAGTTTTTAATTTTTCTCTAACTTGCATGATAGCTTCACCTAACCAGTTAGTACCTTGCCATTTTGATTTATCATGAACTCTTTCATCAGATTCATGTAAACCAATACCCCAGATTTTATCTTCTGGACTAGCTTCTACTATTTCTCTGTCGCCAGTAGCCATTAATTCAGCTAACATTTTAGGGTTTTGAGTAAACTTTGCATAGTTTGCATCGTAAACGATTTCTCTACAAACCGATTCCCATTTCTCTTTATCAAACCCTTTAACTCTTCGACCAATAGCTTTTTGAGCCATTGGTTTATTAGTTTCCATTATTTCATTGTAGGCAACAAAATCATCAAATAATAACGCTTTTTGTGCCATCATGTATTGCTCACAGCAATTATATTGAAATCCACCGATTTCAAAAGTGGAGGGACACCATTGACTGAATGTCCCACCCCAAAAGAATACAAATTTATCTGTTGTCATTATGCTATTTCTAAGTTTAAATTATAAATTTTAGCTCTACTTCTGATAGTTTCAAATGGTGTTTCAGTTAACAATTTACCATCTTCAAAAACAGTAACCAAAGAATCATGTGCTCTTTCATATTCATCTTCTAATGATGTAACTGTTTTATAAACATTATTTGTGTAATCTTTAACCAATTTCAATCTACCTTGTTTAGATTTTTTGAATGATGGTTTTAATTCACCATTTTCATCAATTTCAGTTGGTGATTTAACCAAATCACGTTGCTCACCATTAACAATTGCAAAACATGCTTTTGTTGCAAAATTTTGTGTATCACGATTGATGTCAGCTTGTAACAATTTACCACCCATACCAAACACTATATTCTCAGCAGAAATACCTAATCTGTATAATTCTTCGTAAATCTCACGAATTGAATTGATATTTACACCATCACCTTGGATAACACGAACTTGTGGTGGTAATACTTTGAACCCTTTATCGTTTACCGTATAACCAAATTTGTCAAACAAAATCGCAAACACTTCTTTTAAAGTATTGACAACGTGACCACTATCTGGACGAATAACAAGTTGGTTACCTGGTTCTGCTGGACGAGATAAAATCAAATCACGTAATTCAGTTCCCCAATATTCAGTACATGCACGTAAGATATGGTAAGAGTCAGACACACAAGCAACAATACCAGTAGGATATTTCTCCAATGTTCTTCTCATCATTTCAACTTCACCAGCTTCACCTTTCATTGTCATGATAGAGTGTTCAGTTGCTGGTACTGATAAACCAAATACAGTGTCAGTATTGTAATAATCACAAATACGTTTTGATGCAACAGTTGTGTCAGAACCCATAAAGTTAATTAAATGGGCTGAACCACCATAGCCAGCTGATTGTACAGATGATACACCTCTGAAACCAAAGTCATTCAATACGAACTCGATAACAGTGTTCATAATATGTTCTGGCAATGCTGATGTTTTTTGGTAGTATTCAATAACAATTTTCTTAACTTCACGTGACAATGTTGCAACTGTAATTGGATACCATAATTGCATCATAATTGTTTCTAAGAAATTAGTTAACCAATAGCAATTAGGGTCAGTATTCTCAATAGTCATAAGAACGTTTTTAACACCTACAACTGTACCCTCTGGTACTGCTTTGATACGTACTGGTAACTTACCACCATGAACATCGATAATGTATTGGAATTTAGATTTATCAAAGACATCTTCACGACCAAATACACCATATTTTGTGCCCAAGTACTCATATGCTTCATCTAATTCTTCTTGTGTGATTGCAACACCTTCTAAATATTCTTTAATGAACATTTCAAGACCATACCATACAGTTTCATTGAAACGACCACCACGTGATTCCATGTATGAATAAATAAGTGTTGTGTTATCCTCATAGAATTTGTGGTGTGAGTATTTATACGCATCACCCATAAGGATAAGGTTATTAGGTTTATCTAACGCTTTTGTGATAAGACCTTCTAATGTTTCGATTGAAGACCAATCTTTATTTTTGATGGCTTCTGCTAATCTAGTTTTAATCACTTCTTTAAGTGCTAAACTTCTTTTCATTTTTCTAGTTTCTGATTGCATACTACTTTGTTTTTATTAATATTATGTTTTTTCCTAATTTTTCAGCTTTTGTTAAACTATCTTTGGTTCCTTTACTTTCACCATCCCAAAACGCTATTATTGTGTCAGCATTATTAATGATATCAGTGTTTCTAATCATGCCAGCAGCTCTACCATGTTTTTCCCAATCTGGTTTAAAGATAAGTGTTTGAATGTTATTTTCATTTGCATATCTTTCACCCAACGAGTCAGCACCTTTAGCACCGCCACTAACCAATAAAGTTATTGCGTAGTGTTTCAATGTTTCTTTTACTAATTCGTAATCATTAAAACTTCTGGAACCAATTACCGCTACTTTCATGCTATACTTTCTCCGTATTTTTCTTTCGCTTTTTTTATTGCTTCTGATACTTCATTTTTAGCATCTTCCAACGTGTTATTACGTTTTAGATAATCCATCAAATTTTTAAATAGTTCTTGATGTTCTTCCATTATCTCATTAGTTTTTAAACTAGATGGGTCAATCCAATGTAAACTAAAGATATCATCAGATGGTTCAATTCTACCCCATAAGAATTTACTAATAAACAATGATGTCATGATACCAGATTCCGTTTTAGCATAACGCCAATCTTTGATTGCGCCACTACAAACATATCTTGGTGTGTCAATCTCTGCATTACCACCAGTTTCTTCTCTAAATTCACGTCTAGCAGCAACCTCCCATGACTCATCGGTTCTATCAACAAAACCACCAATAAAACGATAATGTGGTTCGTTAGGTTTTTTAGCTAATAAAATTTGTCCTTTATCATTGTAAACAGTTATATCAACTGTTGGATAAGTAACTGGTCTTGCAGCGTATGTTGCATGAATAATACCAGCCCTAAAATCGGTTGATGATAAGATTTCTTTTGAAACTTGTTTTCTAACTTCAGTACCAGAATAAATGATGTCAGTTGTAAATTCAATAACTGGATATTTTCCAGAATAATATGGTATAAATGAGTCACGACTACCATATAAAACAGCACTCAACGCACTGCGTTCACCAAACGGTACTTGGATAAGGTTATCTAACTCACTAGACCATTTTTGATTTGACCTTTGGTCTTTTAACGGTAATACGATTACATTTGGATAAACTTCTTTAACCATCGCTTCTCTAGTTGCATAATCTAATGGGTTAGATTTAGTGTTACCAATTATTGGAACACCTAAAAATATAATAACTTTCTTGTGATTTTCGATAACTTTATCGATTAATTTAATATGACCCTCATGCAATTTATGTACTTGAAAACGGGCAACAACTACACCAATCTCAGCATTTTTGATTGTGTCTTCTACATTGTTTTTTGGTTCCATAAAACTCTTTATTTTAATAATACAAATGTACAAAAAAAATCCGAATAATCAAACTTATTCGGATTTTTTTTTATCTAATAAAACCCATACTGGATTTTTCTTTTTCTACTTGACTTGAATAGAACCCTTTGTAAGATTCTTTGATAAGAGAAACGGTGTCTTCCAACTTCCAATTTTCATCATCTTCTGACATCTCTTTGATGTTATCAGCCAAGTTAGCAATGAACGCACCAGTAATATTTGGTTTTTTACCATTTATGTTTTCATTAAGCGCATTGTAAACTTCTTTAACTCTCCATTTCTCTGGTAAGTGAATATTACACACTTTAACGATTTGGTCTTCATTTAAGAAACTATAATCTAACGTAAAGTTAAAACGTCCAGGTCTTTCCGCAGCTTTATCAACCAATCCTTTGTCATTAGTAGATGCTAACAAGCTGATTTTTCTTTTCTTAACCCCATCAAAGAACGATAAGAATTGACCTAACAATGATGTGTAACTTCCGTTATCACGTGAACCTAAGAATAAGTCAATATCATCCATGATAATTACAGCGTTATCGAAAATCTCACAACCCTCCATAATCATAGTTAAATCATTTGTTGAGTAAAATTCTGGAATAACAAATGTTACATTGGGTATTAATCGTCTAGCAATTTCACGAATTGATTCCGTTTTACCAGTTCCTGGTTCTCCGTTTAACAAATATCTAGCGTTACCACCTCTACTAACACGAGCAATAAAATGTTCAATAAACTTTGTTTGAACATCATTCAATATCAACTCATTTGAAGACTCTTTGATGTTTATGATTTCAATACCTTTGAATCGACCATCTCTCAATTTAACTTTGATACATTTACCTTTGTATTCAGAATTGTTAAATGCCAAATGTTTTATCTCATCAATCAATTCATTAATTTTATCAGATGAAATACCGTTTTGTATTGTTATGTGCAACTGAACTTGTAATTCACTTCTATTATCAACAAATATTTTTGTTTGGAAGAAAAATTTATTATCTGAATCTGGCATAACACACTCGAACCAAAATGAACTAGTGTTATCAAAACTACCGTTCAGATACATTCTACCTAAACCATCAGTAGTACCATATGATGTAACGATAACGTCTTTTTGTCGTTTTTTAAAGCAATCATACAAATAACTATTAATCAACGCTAATTCAACAAATGTACCATCTATTGTTTGATTAGTAGAAGTGTAGTCATCATCTTCTTCGTAATTATCTTCTTGTTCATCATATGAATCATATAATGGTACTTCAATTTCTTCAACCAAACCAGATAATAAAACATTTTTACCTTTAGAACCTTTTCTAATATTTTTCATTATCTCATCCATTGTTATTTCGATTTCTTTAATATTACCTTCATTTAATGGTAATGTTTTAATTTTCTTTTTCGCTCCCATTTTATTTTAGTTTTAGTGGTGTCCTACTTTTTCTATTTCTTTTGTTGACATGATTTCTTTCACGTCAGTGTAATGTAGTGGGTGGTAATCTGTCATGCAGCAACCTACATCCATTACTTTATTTTTATAATACCAATCATAGTTTGTATCTTTCATCAATGACCCATGACAGTGACCATGTAAATGCCAAGCACCATGGTGAGCCTTGTCCCAAGATAGTATTGGGTAGTGCATCATCATAATATCTTGCCATTTTCTAGGATTATCTTCATCCAAGACCGATAAATTAACATAATCACTAATAGTTTCAAAACGATTTAGCTTTTTTATGTCTTTTTCTTTGTCATGGTTACCCATAATGTAGTGAATTTGCCCTTTTAACTGGTGAACCAAGTCATAAGTTTCTTTTCCATTCTTATCAAAAGACAAATCACCCAAATAAAACACCAAATCATCCTCTGAAACATAGTGATTCCAGTTTTCAATTAGTGCTTCATGCATATCATCAACGTTTTTAAATGGTCGTTCATCATATTTTATCACGTTAGAGTGACAAAAATGGTAATCAGAAGCAAACCAAATACGTTGATGTTCTAATTTTATTCTCATAATTGTAATATATAATAAAAGGTTAATAATAATTGTGTGTAATGCAACACTTGGCCAAACCCTATTACCACAAAAAAGTCATGATATCTTTCTTCTTTATATAATTTACTAGTTAATCTACTAGTAAAGTAATCGGTAACCCAATGTGTCACAAAAATAACAACAAAAGATAACCAAACACCTAAACTTGTTATATGTAACGGTGTAAAAGGAAAAACCAAAGACCATAAAAGAATAGTAGCAAAAGTATATACAGTAACATGCATAGTTAGATAATAATTACTACTACTTTTTCTAGTACTCATATGGTGCGTTTGCAGAACGAAATCTGCAAACCAATGCACCAATATTATAAATAATAAATAACCTATCATGCTAATACTTCTTTAACGATTTTAGAAACTACCGCATTATCTGCTTTACATTTATACTCTTTGTTAAACACACCCATCATTCTACCAACATCAGTAATACCATCATTCTTAAATGTTTCAACAATAGAACGGATAGTAGTTTCATTCATCAATTCTGGTAAATAAGGTTTGATGTATTCTAACTCAGCCAATGATTCAGCTGTGTTTGTTTGTTTCAAAGACTTTTCAATTTTCTTTAAAATACCCATAACTGTTTCATCATCGTCTTTACCAGAACGACCTACTTCATTTTGGATTTCACCTTTCACTACACCCAAAAAGTTTTTCTTTTCCATTTGTTTTGCTTTAAACGCTGCCATAAAATCTGCGTTTATTCTTTCTTTTAATTTCATTTTCTTATTTTTTTATTCGTCAAACGTTCTACCATCCCCTTCATCAATCATTTTGATACAATATTCTTCATGTTCATCGTGGAAATTTTCTATTTTATATATGAAATCTTCTCTAGCATCATCATAACCCTCATCATCCCAATCCATGTCATCAGTTGGGTCTTCAAATTCTTCTTCATAATCATACCACATAGGTTCACCCTCAGAATCTTTTTTATAAACAACAACACCACATGGACTATAAGTTTCATCTTGATATTTGTTTACAATATATGCTTCTGGGTCAATGTCTGTTACTAAATTGAATAGATGTTTTAAAAAGTCATGTGGGTAATAATAAGCAGATGCGATATTCCATCTATCCATATCAATATCATTCTCAATATAAACCCATTTAGAACCCATATTGTCTAATGACCATGAAACACTAACCCCACCTTCAATAATTTCTGGTACATCATAAAACGCTTTTGCAAATTCTACCATGTCGCTGTAACCACCAGCAACTTCAAATCTTTCATTGATTTTGTCTATTGCCTCATCATTAGCAAAGATTTTAACAATATTTGTCATTGTATTAGCCATACTATTTTTGTTTTTTAATTACTAAATAATAATGATAACCTTTATCATTATCTGTTGCATAAAATGCATATTTCAACTCACCATTTTTAACCTTTTGTGAAAATTCATTCCGTTCTTCAGCTTTGGCATCCAAAGCAATTCTAACATATTTATTTTCACTTCTTTTGGTTTTTGATTCCACTGGTTCCTCAACTTTTTGTTGTACTTTAACCTCTTTCTTAGGAGTTTCTTTAGCTACTGGCTCTGAAACTCTTTTTTTAGGTTCAGTTTTGACAATTGGTTTTGGTTCTGTTTTTTTGCGTTCTTGTGCCATAAATTATTTATAACACAAATGTACAAACAAAAAATTAATTAAACAAATTTTTTTAAGATTTTCTTTTAAAAGATTTGAAACGAAATTTAAAATCGTTTTCTTCATAGATATCACTTTCGTGTATTAATTCCCACTCATCTGGGTTAAAACCTTCTAAATACGTATCTCCTTCAATTTCGGTTAACACTTCAGTTAGATATAGTTTTTGAGCTATTGGGAAAAACTCTTTATATATTTCAGCACCACCAATAACAAAATGTTCTCTTAAACCATAAGTGCTAGATGTTGGTTTAAAACTACGTTTTATTTTTTCTAAATCATTAAAAACAAAAGCACCTTTTGCTTTATAGTTTTCATCTCTGGTGATTACAATATTTTCTCTATTTGGTAGTGGTCTAAATTTCTCTGGAAGTGATTCCCAACACTTCCTACCCATGTATATTCGTTTACCTATTGTTAGTTCTTTAAACAACTTTAAATCACTAGGGATATGCCATGGTAATTGATTGTTTTTACCAATTACCATATTAATAGAAGCGGCCACTATAATACTAATCATTTCTGTTTACGTATTATTTTACCATCTTTTTCAGTTATTGACATATACGTGTCATTTTTACCGTAAGCAAACGGTGTGAATATTTTTGAATAACCTTGGTTTAACCAACGTTTAAATATTAATTCACCTTTTGCGTTGAATAGGTATAACTCATTACCTATTATCTCTTTTTTAAACGTCCCTTCCATAAAACAACTAATGGTTTGTAAATATAAATTAAATTAACAACTATAACCATAAAGTTTAAAAAAACCAATGGGTATCTTTCATGATAAGTTGAATAAGTTAAAAACAATAAACAACCTAACATATTTAGTAAACGCAAAAGTACGATATCTTTAACCATAAAAGATATAAGCACTATTACTGAGGCAAAATATGCCATAATTTCCATATAATATTCCATATACTAATTCGGGTATCTATTAACATAGCAGAACAAATATTCTGCCAATGTTCTTATATTATTTACGTTATAATCCATAATTCATTCATTTAAAGAATAATTATACAATGGTTCACATATGTTACAGTACGGTGGTGGTGTTTGTCCAATTGGTGTTGATATATAGTTAACCCCATTAAGATTTCTAATTTCTTTTACTTTGCAAAATTCACCATCTTCTTCTCTACAACTAACATAACACATAACTGCACCACATTTGTTACATAAAGCAACTGGTTCACCACCGTTAAACTTGATAATGGGATTTACCTTCTTTTTCATTTTTCATCGCTAACTCTTTTTCCTCTGTACTCAATAAACCCTTACCATAAAATTCTAATCTTTCATAATATCTATTCTTAACCTCATCAGTTATCGGAATTGGTTTACCTTCATCATTTATCCTAACAAACTTAATATTTGTTTTTATTGCAATTTCTTGCTCACCAGTATAAACATCATGTTTTCTTAATTCTACATACAAAGTTACAGAAGTTCTCCCAAATTCCAAAACTTTTGCGTATAATTTTATTATATTGTTCACCTTTACTGGTTTATCGAAGATTAAATCATCGATTTTAACTGTGACCATTCTAGGTGTATCGCATATTTGCGCTGCATATGCTGCACTGCTCTCATCAATTATTGATATTAACCTACCACCGAATACATTTGAATGTACTCCGATATCACTTGTTTTACATAAATAGGTTGTAACTAATTCCATCTCTTTTCGTTTCACGTTAGTAATTTTATTATTAAATATCTAGTTTTTCCCTTTTAGTTTTAGTTTCTAACTGAGAATTATCTAAACAATAACAATCTCCTTTAAAAGTCCAATTAGGGTCTGAACCTTTCTTGTCAACAGTACCTTTTTTATGAAATTCAGCCTCTTTAAAGAACTTTTCTTTCTCTTTCCAACCGATTATCCAACCTTTGGATAAATCACTTAAAATAGCAACAAAACAATAGTAATCACATTTTTGTCTAGTATTGTATGCAAAAATATTTGCTCTGTGATATGGCTGTGGTGCCATGTTTTGTAATTTTGTTTTTACATCAACTTTTTTACCTTTTATTATCATATCGTAATCATACGAACCAACATATTTTGTTTTCTTTTTATATTGGTCCCAAACAATTACCTCACCTAATGCACCCACCTCATTTCCTTTACCTTCAGTTACTGAACCTTTTAAAACGTTAAACTCATATAACTCTTTTGCTCTTTTTCTTTGGTCATCCGTAATATCAATTTCAACCACCTCATAATAAATTATTCTAAATGTTATTTTTCATCATACATAAGCATTTTTGTTAATTGTTTAATTGATTCAGTAATTAATTCACCCTTTTTTGCATATTGATTTTGGTCAGCAACTTCAATAAGAATACATAATGTTTCACAAACACATCTTATATCGTTGATAATCATATCACGTGCTTCCTCTTTATTTGTAGGGGATGAAACTTCAGCACCCTTACCAATTAATATAGGTTTTTCTCTTTCTGTATCAACATCAATATAAATTAAATTTTTCATAGATAATCTTTTTAACAAATTTACATTAAAAAATCGAATTTATCAAGTATTTATTAACATAAAAACGTTATCATTATGGCAAAAGCAACCAAACAATCAACTAGTAGCGTTAGAATCGCTAAACCAAAAAGAAAAAGACCAGGCGTACATTCAAAGAAAAAGAATTCAAATTCTAAGAAATCTAAGAATTATAAAAAGAAATACGTTGGTCAAGGGTAAAATAAAAAAGGGGCTTAATCGCCCCTTTTTTGTTAATGGAATAATAAGAAACTAGTCCTTACATCATTTCTTTGCGCACCTACGTCACCATCACCTTTAGGCATCACAATAACACTATACATTAGTTCGTCACCTTTAGGTATTTTTAATAACTCATCATAAGTCACGATAGTACTAGCATCGACATCATATTTTTTAGCTAATCTACGTTTTAATTCGTTTACCCCGTTTTGTCCATCAATAAACATTACTTTACCTTTTTCGTTTGTTTCGTAATTTCTATTCTTAGCGTCTTTAACTAATAAGTCATCAAACACGTCTTTAGGGACAATAACTGATTTTTTAGCACCTTTTAAATCTTTTATTTTACTAGTTTCTCTTTTATTAGCATCATCAGAGAAGTTTATAGTTACATCTGGGTCGGATAAATTAACAACATCACCCATTTTAGTATAACCATATGATTTTACATTATAACCCTCAGATTTTAGTTGTTTGGTTATTCTTGTTGCTATTTCATAATAATCAGTAGTGAAAAAATCACCAGCATCATTCCATCTCATCTGAATTTCTTTATCTGGGTTTTTTAAGGCAAATGATTCTAATTCTCTAAGTAACAACTTTTCAAATCTGTCTGGGTAATTCAATAATAAGTTAAGTATTCTGGTCTGTTTTACGAACACATCTGGGAACATAACGTAACTACCTCTTCTAGCATAACAGATAAGGGCACATGAACCAGCACCTGGGCATGTGTTTACAATATAGAAAGTCTTTTCATCGATATCATACACTAAACCTCTCAATGCTGGAATACCAATATTAACTGAAAGACTATTATCATCCTTAGACTTTTCCATTTTAGAATTAACACTAAGAATGTCTTTTGGCATTTTTGTTATATCAGATATAAAACTTTCAATATCTATTTCACCTTCTTGTGTTTGTGGTATTTTCTTTGAGTGAATATATGGTTTATCTAAAGGTGTTGTCTCTCTTTGTACTGGTTTTAACTTGCAATTACCAACAACTTTAGCTAAATATTCTTTAGCCTCATCATGACTCATTGGTTTTTTAGACACATCACTGAATCTACCTTGCCAATCAATCTCATTAAGTAAGTTTTCTCTTAATAATATTTTAAGTAAATCTTTCATATTTATTCTTTTCCAATAAATATCAAAAAATATTATAAAGTAAACTTTTCTATCTCAATAAAAGGTATAAACCCATCAATTCTTGTTTCAGCAACATCTTCAAAGTGATTTAATTCTTCCAAAAAGAAATTACCCATTGTAAAGTTGATAGTTAAAAATACTTTCTTATCACCATCCCACATTGCAACATGTTTACCTCTCCATCTATGACCATTATAATAAACACCGTCTTTTAAGTCAGCTTTAGGTATCATTTTATCAACCATTTCTTTTAATTCGGTAGCTTCTTTTTCTTGTTGTTGTTTCTTTTCTGCTTTATGTTTATTAAAGTTTTCTCTCACCTCATCAGCTTTCTCTTTGCCAATGAGTTCAACTAATCTAGCATATTGTTCTTTTTTCATAATGCAAATGTAATAATAAGTTTTGAATAAAACAAAAAATGCACGACAAATATCGTGCATTAACATCATGTTGGTTTATAAATTTTCAAATTCTCGTTTTAAAGTATGACATCTTTTATAATTACCACCTTTAGCTGATAACCCAACATCTAATAAAGCTTGTCTCATATTCCAATCATTAGTCATCAAAGCATTAAATAGTTCTTCATCAGATATTGTTAATCTAGTTTTAGTTTTATTTCTACCTCTCCAAGTATCCGTCAATGCGTGACAATTAGGACACAACAATTCTAAATTTTCCCTTTGATTATTATAATGATTACCATCTTTATGTTCTAATTCTAAGGGTATATCTTTACCTAACCATTCATTTAAACCACAACGATTACATTTACAGTCTTGTTCATATAAAATTCTAAACCTTAATGATTCAAAACTTAATTCAGAATATTCTGAATTTAATATTTTTTCTTTATGTTTTTTCTTTTTTGTTTCAGCTATTTTAGTATAAATTTCATTACTTTTATTCTGATTACTTAAAATAACTTTTTCTGATTTTTTAGCTGATTCTGATTTTTTTATTTTATCTTCATCAGTCCACGTTCTACTATTAGCACATGACCTAGAACAAAATTTACCATTTTTATCATGATTTTTTTTACATTTCGGACATTCTTTCATAAATATATTTTTATTATAAATATAAATATAAAATCGAACTTGTAAAGATTAAAAAATTAAAAATTAATTTAAAATTGTCCTCCCGTCTGGTAACGCTCCAGACCCCACGGATTAAAAGTCCGTTGCCTACACTTGTTTGCTACGAGAGGTTATAGTTTACCTATTGACACTCGTAACCAGCTTAGGCCGAGTGCCTTATCGTTTTTTCTTTCGCTTAATGTTGATAAAAGTTTTCATAATTTTAAAGTTTTTAAATTTGCATATTATATTATGCGTTTATATTATTTTTTATGTCTTTTGCATATTATAATATGCTTAGTGGGGGCGGCTGGAATTGCACCAACGTTTTATCAAATTTACAGTTTGCGTGAATAATATTTGTTTTTGCTGCAAACATTCTTTTTAACATAAAGGCAGAATGTGATTTTATCTAACATTTCAACACCCCCATAATATGCCTCTCTCTGCATCCGTCATACCCCCTTTGTATTCTGTTAATCTCCTAAGACCGTTTGCTACGCTTGATATAAAATCTCAGCCCTTATAAGGATTTTCCTAACGGTAAAGCGGTATCAAAAACCAGTATATTTTTAATAACGTCAGTAGGACTTAAAGGGAACCACTCATTTATATCCCTTCATCAAACGGTAATTATCCGTTATTTGGCGTAATCCGTACATTACTGCACGTGTATCCTACTTATTGAGCGAGAAATGGGATTCGAACCCACGACCCTTACCTTGGCAAGGTAACGCTCTACCACTGAGCTATTCTCGCATAGAGTGTGGTAAGGCAGCTGTCCTTTGAGGCACCCACACAAGTTACCCCTCTTTTTGAGCTAAAAATCAGAATCGAACTGATAACCTCTTCATTACTAGTGAAGTGCTCTACCAATTGAGCTATTTCAGCATTCGTTATGTTTTAATTTTCACCAGACATAACAACTGGCTGAGAGCAGATATTCAGAATCGAACTGAAATCCCAGGCTTGGAAGGCTAGTATAATAAGCCATTATACGATATCTGCATTTTTCGAAGAAAGACAGTCACGGCCAGCTCTAGGTTCTTTCTTCTGTTGCTAATCGTGGCAAAATCTGGCTCGACCCTAATTAACACATGAGCCTTTGATAGGGTTCGAACCTACGACCTATTGATTACAAATCAATTGCTCTACCAGCTGAGCTACAAAGGCATAATTTAGTGAGGGTGGTAGGATTCGAACCTACTCAGCCGAAGCAACAGATTTACAGTCTGCCCCAACTCTCCCACTTTGGCGCACCCCCAAATAACAAGATAGCTTTTCTTACGTGTTCAAAATAAAAGTTTGATGTATAGTTAATTTGCTGAAACTATCTTTTAATATTATATTGCAAATGTACAAACTAATTTTTACATATGCAAGTTTTTCATCTTTTTTTTTGTTGTCCCACTAGGGCTCGAACCTAGACTCTTCTGACTCAAAATCAGACGTGTTGCCAATTACACCATAGGACATTATATTTTGTCTGAATGACTGGACTCGAACCAGCATAAGGCATTACACCCATTCCCGTTTCCAAAACGGGTCGTCTTCCAATTGACTACACATCCAGTTAATGTTAATTCTACGCTCCGTTGTTCACGGTCTATGAATTAATAACAGTCTGACGTAGAATAGGTGGGATTCGAACCCACATGCTCTCGGTCCCAAACCGAGCGAGATAAGCCATTCCTCTACTACTCTATGAATAAACCAACATGTCAAATAACGTTCCTATTTTTTTGGGAGGCATAGGTACCTAAAACAAAAAACCCGATTATCATTTCTGAAATCGGGCTTGAAATATCAATAACTAAAATTTCTGTTAGTTACTTAATAGATATGACTCACCCGTCACGCTAGGTTTCCCTTGCGTATACTGTTTCGGTTGATATGTCATAACTATTGTTTTCATTTCGCTTTTGTATTATTTAAATATATTGTTTTTTCTAAAAGTTTAATTTTATATTGCAAATGTACAAACTATTTTTCGATTTGTCAAGTTTTTTTTGCAACTTTTTTTAATTTTTTTTATTTTTATTCATTTCATCCCTTATTTCAGCTGCTAATTCATAGTTCTCACTATCTAATGCATCTTGTAATAATTCTTCCAATGATTTAGGTTCTTCAATATCGAATGGTTGGTCAGATACTTCTAATTTCACTACTTCACTGTCCTCAACTACCCAAACAGACCTTTTAAAATATAAATCTTCATCTCTGAAAAATTCTACTCTATCTGGTTCACCGAATTCATTATCAATTTCAAATTGTTCATCAGCATCGGTTATTTGTTTAAAATTTGATAACGTATTCATAAGGTTTTTAAGTTCATCACCAAATTCATCATTTTTAGTTTTTGGTTTTCTACCTCTTTTTTTACCTTTATCGTTTTCGTTAAAAAACTCATCAAAAAGTTCATCAAATGTTTTCATTGTACTTTTTTTTTTAAAAATTTTCTGTGTAACCCAATAATTTGTTGTTTAATAAGTGTTATTGGATTTATTTTGTAAAGGTACATAAAAAATCCGAAAAAAACAAATGCTAATGCATACATAATTGTCATAGTTATCCAATAATTATTTGTTAATAATGTAATACCGTAAACAACAACATCATAACCCAATGGGTTTAAAAATAATGCTATTGTTACCAATAAATTTCCTAAAACTCTTTTTTTTAATCTAAAAAATAAGTGCGACAACGAGAAGAATACAAATGCTAATCCATAAAGAATGTACATTGTACTCCAGTAATCTTTGGTTAATTGCATCAGTTTGTAAACCAATATGTCGAACCCTAGGGGGTTCAGAAAGGTCGCTATCATTAGGCAAACTGTACCTACGACTTTTCTGTTTACTATCACCTTCACCGTCCAT